TTTTTCCCAAGAATCACCAAGATCATGTCCAGTTTCTGACAAGAAATATACATATACACCATTTTCTAATAACGTACCACCTGTTGATATTGGAACACCTGTTGTCCAACTTTCATAAGTATCACCTCTATCATATGATACTCTCCATCTAAATGTATCAGGTGTACCAATACTATCAATTTCTATTTGAAATACTGATATAAAACTCCTAACATATCTACCAGAAAATCTAATATCATTTAGTCCTGTATTATTTAAATCAGCAAGGGCATATTTATTAATTATATCGCTAGGTGTATTAATACCGATTCTACCTGAACTTGATGATGCAAATGGTGTGTTATTTCCAAAATGATTATGAATATACCAGAATTTACTATTTTCATCCCTTAATGTTCCTGTAGTCCAGTATACTGTTCCATTTTCTGCCCATTGAATATCTTTATCAGCACCTGCAACACCATCAATTTTTATTCCATTTGATTGCAATTCAGCATGCTTATATGTACCACTTGTATCTGTACCAAATAAATGAATTCGTGTATGTGGTGATATTATTCCATAACCAGTAAAACCACTTATTGTATCAAAATTTACAATTGGATTATTACTATTATCACTTATTTGAATAGCAGTTGTAGTATCACCAGTTGGTTTTATTCTATTTGTAATTATACCGGAATTAAATGTACTTTCAACATCTGTAGTAGAACCAACTTCTGTTACACCCTGTAGACTTGTTGATCCAGTAAAACCGCTAAATGTTGATTTTAAAACATAATCATTTATATTCGTAGTTAAATCATAATATGTACCAATCCAAACAGGAAAACTACCTGTTGCAATGGGTGTTGTTGTTTGAACATCAGATAATTCATTTAATCCAAACGTTCCTTTAAAATCAACTATAAGTGTACCATCAATAGCATCTTGTTTTGTAATTAAACCCAATGATAATACATTATATGGTGCTGGTGGTGGTGTATCAGTAAATTCTCCGGGGGTGATACTAACATATATTGGTGTACCACCAGTATATCCAGAAGTATTAAGATTTCTAACTTTTCCAAATGTTGTAACAAATCCTATTTCACCGTCAGCAATATCATGTGTTGTAACACCAATTTGTTTTGTTGGTGTTATTGCATCAGCTAAATCAATTGTTGGGAATCCATCCTCTGCACCTATTGGATATACAACCTTACCATTGGGTATTAATAAACCTGTATTATTTTTTACCAATACATGTGATTCTTGACCAACCTGTAAATTAACAGTTGGTGGGAATAAATCCACTTCTAATGTTCTACTTTCACCATTCCAATGAACATCACCTGTATTATGCGAATGTGTTATACCAGTACTAGAATTAAATCGAATACCATCAAACTGTGGCGTTCCACCAGTTATATTTTGAGATATAGATTGATCAAGTTTTAAAAAGTTATTTTGAAGATCAATTTGATTTGAAATGCTGCCACAAATATTACCCCAATTCACAGTAGTAGTAGTTGCACCAGTTTTACCAGAAATAATGATATTATCATTGTCGCTTAATAATAATATTCCATCACCTACTGTACTAATTGACTTAAATTGTAATGTATTAACATCACACTTTCCTTTATATATTGTTGTTGCACCACTACCCACATTTTCACCAAACGTAGCATATGCATTTAAATTAATATTTGATCTATTTCCCATATTTTAATCTTTTATATAAATACTATTAATTAAAAGAGCGATCCTTGCTGACTAACACATAATGCTTTAGTAATTGTTGAATCACCACAATGACAAAAACAAACACATCCCGATCTTTGAGAAGTAGATGAATTACAGAATACACTTATATCAATACAACAACATAATGAATATATTGTTACTGATGATACCCAAGATGGTGATGAATATTCAATTGGGTATGCAGTTGTTGGTGAAATCGTATATGATAATGATTGTGTGCTTGGAGAACTCATAAATATTAAACCTGTTGTAGATAATGTTAATGATTTTGAACTATACCCATAAAATTCACTCATACTATGTGGTTGCTCTGAACTACCAAATGCAGAATTACCTAATGCTAATAAACTTTTATTACCTGTAATATCACCATCTATTTCACAAGCAATTGAACGATCTGTACCTGCTGTTGCTTTAATACTTAAAGACCCTGATGTTGGTAATGCCATAATTAAATATTTTTAGTTATTTTTTAATTCTTTAATTTGATCTTTTAATTCTTTAATTTGATTTTGCTGATTTATATTTTGATTTTTTAGTTCTTTAATTGCTTCAACAAATAATCCAGCAAATTTGTCATATTTAAGACCATATACTTGATCATTTATATTATATTTGTTTTTATATTCATCTGTTGGTTCACTTTTACTTACAAGTCTTGGTTCAATTTTTTCAACATCTTGTGCAATAAGACCCATATCAGGATTATCATTATCACATAAATTATAACAAACACCACAAAGTGAATCAACTTTAGATAATGCACTTATTATTGGTACAACATCTTTTTTAAATCTAATATCAGATGATGCTATCCAATCAACTGCACAACCACAACCAGTACCACCACAATACCTCAATCCAGAACCTGTTGTTCTAAATGCGGTTGAACAAACTGTTCCTGCACATATAATAGCATTTGCAGCAGTTGTTGTTAATGATGTATCTGCATTAAATACAAATGAATTATTGGTTTCATTAAATCCAATAAAATCTCTACTACTGGTTCCACCATCATTAAACATTAAATAAGAACCATTAAATGTATTATTACCATACACATCTTTTCTAACATATCTATTATCCGATTCAGTTTCTGTATAATATCTACTATCATGAGTATGTGATAAATCTCCAGTTATATTACCATTAGTTCTACAAATTGTAATAGTTCCATTACCACTACCACTTACACCTGTAGCATAATTATCAGTAGTACAATATCTACCATCTAAATCTTCAGTAACTTCTGTACCATTTGCTATCACTAAACAAAGAATACCAGTACTAGTATCAAAATTAGAACCACAAACATATCGATCAGTAGTACAATATCTACCATCTAAATTAACAATTTGATCTGTTGCACCACTTACACTTAATGTTAAATCACCATTTGTTGAATTAAAACTCGCATTTGATAAATAATAATTTTCTGATGAAAAACCAATAATATCACCATTAACTTCTAAATTACCATCAATATATGTATTACCATTTTTTAGGATTTGAAAAGCATTATTTGGTGTTGTTGATGTACCATTACCAATTGTAAATAAATTTTCTGTTGAATTCCAAATTGTTTGTGAACCAGTACCACTAACGTTATATCTACCTAACACTATTTCGTTATAATCATTTGCAATTGAACAATCACCAATTGCTAAACTATGTCTACCATTAGCTTCTGATGCACAACCCAAAGCTGTTGAATAATATTCACTTGCTATTGTATTTTTACCAAATGCTGTTGAATAATTACAAGATGCACATGATTGACTACCAAAAGCTGTTGATCCATAACCAGTTGCACATGAAAGTAAACCAAAAGCCGTTGAATAATTATTTGATGCACATGATTGACTACCAAAAGCTGTTGAAAAATCACCTGTTGCTCTCGTTCCACAACCAAATGCAGTAGTAACACAACCATTTGCAAGTGTTATAAAACCAAATGCTGTTGATCTACAACCAAATGCATATCCACATGTACCAAATGCTATTGATGTATCATTACTTGCACATGATTGATTACCAAATGCTATTGATCTACAACCAATTGCACATGAAAGTGAACCAAATGCTACTGAAGAAACACCCCATGCTTCACTACTATTACCAAATGCTGTTGAACTATCTCCATATGCATGAGTACTAACACCAAATGCTGTTGAAGTACAACCAGTCGCACATGTAACATAACCAAATGCTGTTGAATAATCACCAATAGCATCATTACCTGAACCAAATGAAACTGATCTTAAACCACATGAATTATTATTATTTCCTAATGCAATTGACTGACAACCAAATACACATGAACCAAATCCTCCTGCAATAGAATAATCACCACTTACAACACTTCCAACACCCAATGCTGTTGAACCAGTACCACTTGCTTCATTACATGTATTTAAATCACTATTACCTCCTAAAACAACACTATTAACACCTACACTACCACATCTATGTCCTGCAGTAAAAGCATTATTATTTAAATTGTATTGTAACTTTGAATCAGCAGTAAATGTATTACCTGAATTAAATTGAATCTCATAATCATTACCTGCTGGTTCTCCACCCCCACCACTTGCACCACTAAATGTAGCACCACTAATATTACCACACACCAATAAATCACCGTCAATTATAGTATTACCGTTCTTTAAAATCTGAAATGCATTATTTCTATTAGCACTATCACTCCCATTACCAATAGTAAATAAATTATCAGTGTTAATCCATTGATATTGTGAACCAGTACCAGAAACATTATATCTACCTAATGCTATTTCTGATAAATCATTAGCTGCTAATCCACAACCAATTACTGTACTAGAATTACCCCTAGAACATACATAACTACCAATTCCTATTGAAAATGATCTACATGCTTGAATGAAAGTTCCAATTGCTAATGAATTATATCCAGATGATTCTATTTGTTCCCCTAATCCTTTTGAATATTGCCCAGTACTACATATATTACAACCAAATGCAATTGAATGGACACCAGATAATGTTAACTGGCGACCATTTCCAAATGAATATTTATTATAAGCACATGAACTAAGACCAAATATAACAGAATTATCACCAATAGCACACACATTACCACCAAATGCAAATGATTCACAACCACCCGCAATTGCATTATATCCAAATGCCATTGCGGTAGAACCTGTTGTACGTGAATTATAACCAAATACTACTGAAAAATCACAACTAGCTTCATTACAACAAATATTTGTTCCACCCAAAACAATACTATTATTACCAACTAATCCACCTCTACATCCTACAGTAAATGCATTTGCTGATGTATTATATTTTAATTGTGGACTTGCAATAAATGTATTACCTGAATTAATTTGAATCTCATAATTATTACCTGCTGGTTCTAAACCACTTGTTTGTCCCGTTACAAATGCAACATCAGGAATTGATCTTGATGTATAATTAGAAGAATAATCAGCAGAATATTGTATTGAATCACCACTAAAATTTAAATTATATGAATTTAAATTACTTATTGTAGTATTACCAGTTAGTGTACCACCAAGTACAATATTATTACCATCCCTTGATAAACCATTAGCACCGCCAAATGATTCTAATTGAACATTTCCTAAATTATCAGATATTAATAATTTACCATCCCCACCATTAGGAAAGTTTAAATTACCACTTGATTTTACATCTAAATTACCATATATATTTGTTGTTCCTGATAGAGATAATTCATCACCTGAGAATTGTTCAAATTTTCCATTATCAAGATTCGGTCTAGTATCTAATGCCATTTGTTACTATTTTATATAAATTAAATAATTATCTTTCATATAAATACTTTTACCAGAATAAAAACAAAAAAATAAACCCCACAAAAAAAAAATGTGAGGTTTATTTATAATTCATTAATAAAATAACTAAATTAATTTAGTTGGTTGTTTATCTATTGATTCAATAATTTTATTAATATCAAACACATTTACCGTATCATAAGGAAACTGTTGAATTTGTCCACTAATATCATATTTATCTAAATATGAATATTTATTAAATTCTTGTTGTAAATTAGCATTTGGTAAAATATTATCATGAATTTCATAACCAAAAACTTCTGGTTTGTTCACAATCCAACAAACTGTTGATGGTAATTTTAATGCTGCTGCAACATGCTGTGCAAAAGAATCGATAAATAATCTTTTTATTGAAAATTGAAATACCGCATATAATTCTCGAAGTGGTAAATTTAATACTTCAACTCCCTGTAATGCTGGTTGATCACCCCTACGCATATGTAAAATACGATAATTTTTACTATAATAATTAACAAGTTTTTGAGCAATCTCAATTGGCATATCTCTTGCCCACGACTTTTTTGAATATTGACCTTGACCACCGCCATGTGTCTGTAAGAGCATTATTGGTTTTCCAGATTCTGGTTTAATTTTATCTTTTGCAATCTCAACCTCACGTGGGTTAATATATATTTCTGGCTGTTTACCATCATAGGGTAAATCATACATATCACACCAAGTTTTAGTTAAATGTTTTCGTTGTAAAATGTGATCTTCAGCATGATATGGTTCATGACGAAATATTTTCACATCTTTCATATTAATATAATCATCATAAAAATATTTTAATTCATTAAATGAATAAAATCTATATATGTTATCATTATAAAATGCTGGACCATCCCAAGGTGTGATCCAAATTAATTTTCTATCAGGATATTTCTTTTTAAATGCTCTTATTACCGAAGTCGCCATTATTTGTTTACCATGCCCCCCTTCGGAATGAAATATTACATATTTTTCATCATTATTTATTTCTTCTTTTGATTTATATTTTTCTATATTATAAGTTTGATTTTGAGTTTCAGACATATGTTATTTAGATTTTAATAATATAATTTTTTATATTTTTTTATAAATACTAAAATATTTCAAAAAATATGAAATTACAAGAAAAAAAGAGGGGAACTTTTATTAAGTCCCCCTTTAATTATTAAAAATTTATTTATTATTAATTAATAAAAGCTAATGAGAACCATTCTCTACCATCAAAAACAAGTTCTAATGCACCATAATCGGTATTTATTGTGGCTTGTGTTGAACCATCAATAGTATTACCATTACCATCAATTGTTATATTATTGGTTAGAGCATTACCCTTATCTTTAATTTTAACAGCAGTACCAGTAGTTGGTGTTGCTTCAAGATTAACGGTTACTGCACCTGAACTTGTATCAATTAATACAACATATTCACTACCATCTAATGTAACAGTACTATTACTTACACTAGTTATATCATAAATATTATTATCTTCACCAAGTTCAGAAGCCGATATACTCTGTACCTCACCACCAGAAGTGATTGTAAGCACATCATCAGCATTTGAACCAGATGCCACTGAATTTAGTGTAAGTGTACTATCAATTGTTGTAGCACCAGTTAGATTAATACTTGAAACATCCACATTAAAATTATATGCACCATCAATCATAGTGTTACCTGTTAATGTGCCACCAAGTTTAACATCCTGTCCTGTTTTTGTAAGACCATTTGTTGCACCAGTAAGTGAATTTGAACTAATAGTATTTGTAAGTCCAGTTACAAATGCAACATCAGGGATTGATCTTGATGTATAGTTAGAAGAATAATCGCTATCATATGCTAAACCACCACCATTAAGATACATTACACCAACACCACCACAGAAAGTAATCGTACCAGCAACACTATCATCCATTCTTATTGAATTTGATGAACTATTAATTTCACTAATTGAACCGATTTGAAGATAATTTGATATTATTGTTAAATCATAACCATTACCATTAATATCAACATTACTTGTCAATGTACCACCTAAACAAACATCTTGTCCTGTTTTTGTTAAACCATTTGTTGCACCAGTAATTGCATTAGATGTAATACCAGAAGTATTTGCATCAATTTCACTATCGACATATGCTTTAGAAACAAGTGAATTGTCAATAAATGTTGCTGAATAATCAGCAGCATATACAGCACCAACACCTGAACCATTATCAGTAATTGTAATACCTGTTGAAGCATTATTTGTTGTTATTCCAACTTGACCAGTATTATTTATATTTACTTTACCAAGACATGATCCATTTTGACATGAACGGATATACATTGATGTATTTTCAACATGCACTGTTGAACAATCAGATTTAAGATCAACACAACTTGTACCACCATCAATCATACAAATTCTACCATTACCATGAATTATTTGGGTATCACCAGTTAATGTACCACCCCAAGAAATCGTATCACCATCTTTAGTTAAACCATTATTAAATGTTAATGTATCACCACTAATTTGATTATTTACAAATTCTTTATCAACTAATGAACGTGCTGTGTAATTAGCACTATAATCACCACCATATTGAATACCAACTGGTGTTACTCTTAAATCACATATTGTTGATGTATTATTAAAATGTAAATTAAATGAATTTAAATCTGTAAATTCCAAATTATTGGAAAAACCATTACCATTAATAGATGTATCACCCGTTAACGTACCACCAAGTGTTATGTTATCATTACTATCGATTGTTATACCATTATTTGCACTTAATGTTTGAATATCATTTGAATCAATAACAAGATTATTAATCGCACCAAATTTAACATTTATTTCACTACCATTAATTGCAGTATCTGTAGCACAAACATTTAACACACCCGTATTCCAAGTTAATCCACTACCAGCAATATTTTGTGATACGGTTAAATTACCACTATTAAATCCTAATCCTGAATTTGTTGCAAGATCAACTGCTATTTGTTTTGTACTACCAGCAGTAGAAATTGCAATACCATTACCCGCACTAACTTCTAATAATTGTGAAAATAATGAAAAATTTAATGAATCACCAGATTCAATGGGGTCTTCTGTTGTTAAAATAAATTGACTACTAGTATTCGAATTACCTGATAAAACTGGAATTAAATCACCATTCGCAATTTCACCTGATGGTGAAAAATCATAATCTTCAGTACGTCCCCAATTTCCAGTTGTTGCACTATATATACCATTTTCACTAGCATCTGTTTGATTTTTTACTAATATTCTATCACCTTCACTTAAACTAACACCATCAACAGTTGTTAATCCACTTAATGTTATATTTTGAGTAGTAGCAACATCAACCGCCGACTTAGCTTGAAGACCTGTAGCCACAGCATCAACATATGCTTTATCAACAAGTGAACGATCAGTAAAATTAGATGAATAATCATTATCATATTGAATACCTTCTTGTTTTGAACTACTTCTATTATCATAAATCACAAAACCTGAAGTTTGATCAAAATCAGCAAAAATACCAACAGCATTTGTAAAATCATCCGGCGTTGAAAGGTTTCCTTGTTGTGCTTTAAATATTGCAGTACCATTTCCTTGTGCATCAATATTAATATCATTATTTCCAGTAGTTCTAAGTACTAATCTATTAGCAGGTGCTAATGTTAATGTATGTGAACCGTCAATTATTGTATTTTGAGTTATTGTACCACCAAGTCTAAGTTCATGATCACCCACTTTTGTAAGACCACCTGTCTGACCAGTAATAGCAATATTTGTAACATCTTCAATACTATTTAATTTAGTATCTGTATTACCAGTATATGTATTGAATACACTAGTATCAAGTTTATTATTTAATGTTATTTCTGTACTTGCAGTATATCCAGTAAAATCACCATATTCAGTATAATTTGGAACATAAAATGGTTTCACATAAATAATACCGTCACTTACATCTATTTGAGTTACTTCACCAATTGCAACTGAATAATTTGGATAATCAGGTCTTACATTTGTTAATCCACCTGCAGTTGTTTCAGATAACCAAATAACATCACCTGCATTAAAAGAACTAGTGTCAAGATGTCTTACTGCCCCTAATGTTGTTATATATCCTTCATCACCATCAGCAATATCATGAGTTGCAACACCAAATGCTTGAGTCGCACTAGTAAAATCATTAGCAATTGCTTTAGCAACAGTTGGAATACCCGCAGCAGCACCTGTAAAATATACCACACTACCATTTTCAATAAGAGAACCTGTAACATTACTTACTCTAGTAACATTTTCTTGTCCTAATTGTGTACTAACACCACTAAATTCTCTTTTTAATGTAAGTGTATTAGCTGAATAATATAATATTCCCTCATTTAATGTTCCCGGAAGAGTTGGTGTTGTTGAAAAATCAAAATATTCAACACTTGATCCGATAAGTGGTGAACTAATTTCTAATGTATTAGTACCACTAATTTCAGTATCACCAGTTAATGCTCCGCCTAATATTATATTATCACCTTCCCTTGTAAGACCATTATTTGCATCAATTGCTCCAGTTTGACCTGTTACCCATGCTGCATCAGGAATTGAACGTGCTTCAAATTGTCCACTATAATCTGCTCCATATTTTATATCACCACCAGTAAATGTTAAATCATAAGTACCTAATGCATTAATATCAGTATTTTCTATTAATGCTCCACCTAATTTAACATCCTGATTAGATTCATTTAATCCATTTGTTGCACCAGTAACAAAAGTTGTTTCAATATCATCAATTCTAATATCAGTATCACCAGTATATGAATTAAAATCTGCTGTTGTAACCAATGTACTTGTAATTCCTGTAACATATCCAACATCAGGTAATGATCTTGAATTATAACAAGCCGAATAATCAGCAGCATAAAAGATAGTATTTGAACTATTATCAAATGTTAAACAAATACCAGCAGTTCTATCAACATTTAATCTTGCTTCATATGGAGTTAGTGTATCACAACTAACCATTTCAATATTACAACTATTGCTATTTAATTCAACAGGGGTATTAGTATATTTAGTACCAATTGATAAACAATCTGCATCAACATCAAAATTAGACATTTTTGATGATGATGTACCAAATGTTAATGAATTTGTACCATCACCAGTTACTTCAGTATCACCAGTTAATGCTCCACCTAATATTATATTACTACCTTCTCTTGTTAGACCATTATTTGCACTAATCGCTCCAGTTTGTCCTGTTATCCATGCTGCATCAGGAATTGATCTCGGTGTAATGCTACCAGAATAATCAGCAGAATATGCTAACAATCCACCAGTAAATGTTAAATTATATGTATCTAATGCATTAATATCAGTATTTTCAGTTAATGCTCCACCTAATTTAACTTGATGATCACCAACTTTAGTCAACCCATTTGTTACTGCTGTTAGTGATACATCAGTAATACCAGATAACGAACCTAAATATGTAATATCATTACCATTACTTGTAATATTACTTGTATTAGTATCAGTAACACCAGATATATATGTAATATCATTATCATTACTTGTAATATTATTTGTATTAGTATCAGTAACACCAGATATATATGTAATATCATTATCATTACTTGTAATATTACTTGTATTAGTGTCAGTTTGACCTGATACTGTATTAACATCTGTTCTTAATCCACTAATTGTAGTTTCTGTATTACCACTATATGTTTCAAAATCTGATATTAATAATCTTAAATCAGTTTGTCCAGAAAGATATGTAATATCTGATTGTAAACCATTTGTTAACCCTGTAACATATCCTTTATCAGTAAATGAACGAGGTGTAAATGATCCACTAACATCAGATTGATATCTAGCAGTACCAAATGATGTAATACCTGATAAAATTAGTTCATCACTAGAACATTGAAATACCTTATTATTAAATAATCTAAGTTTTGTTGTAAATGCCATTTTTATGTTTTTTTCCTTTTCTTATTATTTTATATATAAATAGTATTAATTTAATTAAATTATTTTTTTTTTATTATGGTGTTATTGTTGTTGCAAACCAATTATCACCATCATATACAAATGTCATTGAACCATAATTACTATTAATTATTGCTTGTGTCTCACCATTTATTGACTTACCATTTCCATCAATTATAATATTAAAATTTTTAGCATCACCGTCTTTATCAATAACAGTTATTGTTTGTCCAGTTAATGGTGATGGTGGTAAATAATATATTCCTTCTCCATTAACTGTTAATACATCTGTTCTTGTTGTTGCTGTATATGGTGCATTAACTTCTTCAACTCCACGTATATTACCAATTTGAGATAAATTTGATACTTTCACTAAAATCTCACCATCACTTGGATCAACTTTAGTAATAACACCCATTTCTATAACATAATCTGGATAAGATGGCTTTGTTGAAGTTAATTGACCAGATGCTAATGTTGATAAATATACTGTATCACCAGCAGTAAAACCAGATGTATTTATTCCTCTTACAACACCCACTGTTGTTACAAAACCAGTACCACCAGCAGGTATATCTTCAGTTGTCACACCAACAACTTTACTTATTTTATTACCATCTGTTTCAGATGCACGTGCTGGTTCAATTATTGGATTACCATTATCAGAATTAATTATATAGATTACAGTACCATTAAATATTGTTGATGTACCACTATTTTTTGCTCTGATAAATAGTTCCTGACCAATTTGTTGTGTTACTTCATCAGTTTGTTTAAGAGCAATTGTCATATTCTTTTCATCCCAATATAAATCACCGGGACTAAAAGTTAAACCAGTAAGTGCAGTACAACCAGTTGATACTCTAAATGCTGTTGCTGTTAATCTTGCATTAATATTAAGACGGTCAATATTATCAGGGCATGTTGTTCCAGTATAAAATGTTATGCCCGATGTATATGCAGAATATGGTAAATACGTTTGCTGGTTTAAATCAAAATTTAATATTCCATCTTGAAGTGCAGTTGAATCTGTAGAATTAATAACTACAGAATCACCACTAATCGAAACATTCGTATCACCACTACCAATAATTGATCTTAATAATATAGAAGTACCAGTAACTCCAGAAAAAATACCAACACCAGTACCAATATTTTCCACATTGTTAAGTGTTGAACCAGATTGTGCTCCTAATTTTTCCCAACTTGATGTTGATGTATAATTAGCAGCATCTTTAAGTATATATAAACCATTTTTTGATGGATCAGAATCATTTGCAACTGATACTGGCATACCATCATATATCCATACTAAACTATCATTATCTTCCCATGTTACTGAATTAGTTAAATCAGCATATGTTTCGACAAGTGCTTTAGCATCTAACGGTCCTTTTTTTAGTACTTCAAAATTTCCTGAAAAATTAAAATTTCCTTTTTCTCTTGACATTACATTCTATTTATTTAAAATATTAATCTTATACATACTGATCCCCTATCACTACATGCATGGGTATATTGACAATAACCTATTGAATTGCCTTGTACTGTTTCATTTGCAGAACTACAATTCCAATATGTTAATGATTGTGATTGACTACCACCCGGATATTCCCATTCATCAGAAAAATCATTATATTGTTGAACACCATTTAATGGTCTTGATGATAACCATGCACATGGCACTTCAAATTTTTGTTTATTTCCACCACTTTCAGCAACTAATTCAATTTCAATATTATTAGCTGATGACATATTATATAATGGTGATATTTTATCTATTGAACTAATTATTGCACATGTTGCCCATAATGGATATACACCCACAATACTATTACTTACTGCTGATGTACATCCAGATGGTAATGCTGCACAATATTCAGTTCCTTTACTACCTAATGCTGATTCACCACAATCATATCTTGTATATGTTGACCATGATTGTGTTCCTTGAACAACTGTATAACCAGTTGTTTGACTTGCACTAGTATTCACACATGATTGAAAACCAGACGGCATTCCCGGACCATCAAAACAATAGGCATTAGCAGGTCCACTTCTATATGGTGAATCACTGCAATATTGTGGATTAATACAACCCCTATTAAAATTAGATGTAACTGTTTGTGTTAAATTACATCCAATTTCATATAAACCAGATGCACTTAATGATGTTGATGTCGATGGCGATGTAATTGTGCCGAATAATTCAGGTACTAACATTTCTTCTATTATATTATTTAATGTTCTTCCAGTTAATGTTGTTCCTGCTGGTACACCACCAACAGTACACGTTGAAGGTGTATCACCAGTATAATAAATTGTACCAGTTTCACCAGTTGTTCCACCAGTAACTGGTTTAGTTATGATATAACCCGGATATGGTAAAACCCAACCAGTAGTTGATGAATCAGCAAATAAAATTGGTTTTGATAAATATCCATAAGATGTTGGTGCAGTATTTGTATAATCACCAGTAGTTGTTGGACTTACAAAATAAGTTGTATTTTTTACCAAACCACTTAAATTTTTAATATAACCACTTTGTATTATATTAAAATTATTAATATCAATTACTTCAGAAACAATACCAATAATTTCACCGTCATATGTTCCATCACCAATTGCTTTATTATATGAACTACCAGAATAACCAACAACATCACCAATTGAAAATCCATGTCCAAATTGTGTAATTCCTTTTGTAATACTTTCACCAGAACCTCCCGTTCCACCACTAACTGAAGATGATATAACAATATTACCATTTGTAGAGCTAACTGTTGTTCCACCACCACCAACAAGTTTTTTTAAAAGCATTGTATTTCCTGATGTTCCAGAAAATATACCAACACCCGTTGTACCAATATTTTCAACATTAGCAATTCCAGTATTTGCAGATAATTTTATAAAATAATCATCATATGATATATTAAAAATATCTGGTGTATCTGATATTAATGTTCTAAGTCTAAGTTCTTTATTTTGTTTATTATTAAATACTGGTCCACCATTAATGTATGTTAAACCAGTTGCTATACTACCTTGGACATTATTAATAACTATTTGTGAACCATTATTATATGATACACCATTATTCCATGTTACTGCAGTATATGCAGGTACACTATAATTAATACTTGCACCAGTTATTGATGTACCATATATATCATTTGATGTTATATCACCGTCAATAAAAATCCATCCATTTGGTGCACTATCACCAGTATATTCATTCCATATCCACGATTTAACTGGTGTTGTTGTTTTTACATATCCTCTTCTTGGTGTGTTGTCACTTGATATACCAATATTTATAATACCATTACTACCCCTATAATAATTATTATATACTGATATATAATTACCGTCATAAGCATTATCACTTAAATGGTTTATTGGTAATATTTGAGTACCAGTTTTTCCAGTAAAATATCCAATATTTGTAGCACCAGTAACAGTCTTATTTAAATTTATCTGTGTTGAAGCAGTATAACCAGTAAATTCTGAATAACTAACTGTACCACCTGAAGTTACTAGATCATATAATCCTCTATATTGAAGTACAACACCAGTATAACCAGAAAGACCAACTAACATTGGTTTTGAAACTTCTGTCATTCCAGTTGGCTTATCAAGTGTCAATTTACCATCAATATTCGATAAATAATAAACACTACCACCAGTTAACCCACTTCCATTTATATCAGTAATTCCAGATGTTGAAATATATCCTGAAAATGTTAATTTAAATGTATTTAAATCAATAACTTTACTCACTAGACCAAGTGGTTCAATATTACCAGCAGTAATTGAATTAACTATTATAAATTCAGTACCATCATATCCAATAACATCACCCTTAACAAATCCATGTGTTGTTTGTATAAATTCCTTTTGAATTTTTTCACCAGATTCAATTTGATCTTCACCAGTAACAAAAACTTTCCAATTATTATTATTTGCTAAAGCCGTTAATTTACCAGCATTAGTTAAACTATTCCATGTTGATTGTGATATTTTTAATTGATATATTGTATCATTTTCATGGACATAAATAAGCATACCCAATCTACGTTGTCCTGATGATATTCCATCATAACCAATTCCATTAACAGTATCAACAGGAAGAGCATTTCTTTCTGTTATACTATTAACTTCCATATAACCACCAACACCTAATATTGAATGATGTGTTCCATAAGTATCGCCAGAGGAACCTCTAACAATTGGTGATGCTAATAATGTACCTGTCCAAAATGCCATATTATTAAGATATATTTATATTATATGTTCCAGTTATTCTACTATCTGATCTTGCTACATAATATTGATTTAAATAACCATATGTGTTAGTATAGTTAATTTTAAATAATGTTCCTGTTGTCGAATTACCCCAAGCATTATTTGGTAAACCATTTACAGTAAAAGTTGGTACACCAAATGATGATGGATATAAATAATAAAAAAATTGATTATTAAAATTTTCATTTGAAATTACACGAGATTTATTAGTATCTAATGTATTTATAAATGAACTTCCTAATACAGAAGAAATTGATGAATCTGTGTATAATGTAGATGATTTCAAACCAAAAACCCTGTTTCTCCATGTAATATTTGCATTTGCAATATCACATTTACCACAAACATCTTCAACACAATTCTTAAAACTTATTGATGTTTCAGATGTTCCTGTTGGTGGTATAGCACATCCAAAACTATATGTATAAGAAATATTTCCACAACAATCTCCGGTAATTGGCGATGATTCTGGATATTCATCATATGATCCATCTGCATCTATATCAAGTGCAATAAGGCAAATTTGATTTGTTTCTCTAATACCTTCATAACATAAATTACCAACAGCACAATTACCAAATTCTCTTGTTGAACCACCAGTTGCAATACTTAATGTTGCTTGTGGAGCAACTGCAGGGAAAAAATATTCTTCAAGAAAATTAGTTACTGTACAATCACCACCAACACAAACATTGGGAATACCTGATCGTGTTGTTTCTCTATGTGTATCAAATTGGAAAGTTCCACCACTTACACTTGAAGGTTGAAGGGAAATTAATCCGTTCATGTATGTTAAAACATAACCTTCAGTGGTCGCAGATGATGCACCAGATATTGTTACAATAATATCACCACCCGCACCATCACTTAATGTTAATCCCGACCATGTTCTAAATCTTGTTTGACCTGAAAGAGATAATGATGAATTTTGTGTTTGTTTAAATTGTATATCATCTAAATTAGGTCTTGAAAAAAATGTCATATTTCTTATTTTAATTAAAATTTCAATTAATTTATGTAAATCAATGACCGTCTAGTTAATTATGTTGCCGATTCATTTTTTGAATCGGCATACTATTATACAAACAGTTATTTATAAATACAGAAAATTTCAATTAAAGTAAAAAATAATAAAAAAAACCCCATAAGAAATTCTTATGGGGTTTAATTTAAATAATAATATTTATCTATAACGAAAATCTATTTTGTGATCTCGCCTTTCTACGTAATTCATTAACCTTCCTAAGAGCATTTGCATCAAAAGATTCTTTTTTAACAATACTGACCATGTGATTATACTCACTTTCAGTAATTACTTGTCCAGTATACCCCTCATTTTTTAGAATATATGATGTAGGTGCTCCCATATTTGAACTATGTCCTTCATTATCACGTTCTGCATCAAATTCCAGTTCTAAAATTTCCTCAATTTTTTCCTGAACTGAATCAGTTATTGATTTCTTAGTTTTCTTTAATGCGGTTTCAATCATTTCAACCACATTTCCTTGATGTTCACGCTTAACATCCTTAAATGTATCTGTAAACACAGTGTTTGCAGTTTTATTCTCAAGTTCAGAAATAATAGCCAATGCACCATAGCAATCACGAATCATCATATCCCATACTTGTTCTGCATATGTAAACGATGGAAATTTATCAATTGCAACAATCTCATTATCGATCATTACAATAACACCAATCAAATTTTTTGGACGTTCAAAATGTGCAATAAATTGTTCTAATTTTTTATCATATTTTGAAAAATATTTATCCAAATATTCAGCAGTATTTGATTGAGTTTGTTTACCCAAATTACGAATAGCAGGATAAATACGGTCATATCCACGACCATCCTTTACTGCATTAAATGCCATTTCACGCATTGTAACAGGAAGCATTCTGAATTCTTGAGTATCTCTAAATGTACCACCTTGAGACCCTTGAACACAACCTGCATCATGAAATGTTGTTTGTTGATTTTTTCCAATATAACCACTTTTAGTCATACCATGATTTTGAGCACGTTGTTTTGTCATAACAGCCATTTGAGTTGGTACAATAACTTCCTTATTAGTAGTATTATTAAACCTAACTTCACCATAAGAACTATTAGATGCTCTTAATGCAGTTAATGGATTTTCAAAACGATCATCAAGAGAATATTCTTTATCAGTAGTAAGACCAATAATTTGCATATTCAAAATTGTTTGGACGATGATGTTTCCTTCGTCATCCTTAATTGGACGACAGCCTTTTAAAAGTTCTGTAAATTCTCTTGTATTCATTGTCTCAAGTTTTATACATTAATATTTTTATTTACTTTTCTTGTTACATTTGTTTGTTCAATTGCTTGAACTTGATTTTTCAACCAACGAGCGGTATCAATTTCAAGTAATCTTGCATTAATTTGTGGTTGAATTGCAACAGGATCATTAATTGACATTGTTACAACATTTTCACCCAAATTACGAACATTACCACCCATTTCAGCACCAGTAATTGGTGAAATTTGAAATATTGGCATATTTTTATTCGTTTCTGACAAATATGCTGTCAATACCTCATTAAACAATCCCTCATAACAATTTTCATATCCATCTGTAACAACAAAAATTGCATCATAATCTTCATTCCTTTTTATTAAGTCAACAAATGCTGATGCTAAATCTGTTACCTCATCGTTAACTTTTGATACAATAGTACTTTCTGCTGATTTTGAAAGAACTTTTGCTGTGAAATTTGCTACTGCTTTTGGAGTATTCTTAGATTGCTGTTTATGTCCAGTCATTGAATTACTATCATCAAGAATAATTCCAACATTTTTGTAGTAAAAATTAGTAATTTTTTTCTTTTCTGCAAGTTCTTCAATTGCTTTACTCAATTCAGAAGTCCATCCATTTTCATAACCAGTTTTATATAATGCTAAGAAATCAGTTGCTTTTTTTACATCAACATTTTTTTCAACACCTAATTTAGCTGTTGATTTTGTTTGACGAACTTGTTGATTTACCGATGTTACCTCAGTATTTTTTCTCAACATAGCTTTTGTAGTCTTTCTTTTTAATTCTGTTGACCACAATTCTTCATATTGTGGATGATTCTTATTTGAAATCAATCCAATAAGCACTTCTTCAGGGACTTTAGTAACATTTGTAATATCTTTTTTAGCTTTCATAAATTCAAAAAGCACTGGAAAATCCCTTTTAAGATATGAAATACCATTCTCTTCTTTGAAGATAAAAAGCAAAATTTTAAAAATTTTAATATCTTCAAAAGAAGTATATTTTAAAATATTTTCATTAACAATATTTGCTTCTTTATCATTATCATATAGACCTGATTGAATGAATTTTTTTGCAATTGAAAGCAAAACCGATGTTTTTTTAATACCATACACATGTTGCAATATCTCACTAATTTTATTACGATATTTCAATGAATAAAATTCAAAATTAGGATGACCAAGCAAAAATCCAAGAATAATTTTTCTTGCTCTTTCATTATTAATCTTTTCATTTTTCATCTCAACAAAAAGACGAAGTACATATGTAATACCAACTTCATTCAAATTATATAATGCAGTTAAAAGTGCCTTATCACCAATCCTTTCATCATACCAATCAATAGGATTAACAATATTACATGCACCACCACTTTGAGTACTTTTAAATTCATTTAAAAGTACCTCAGATATAAACTTACCAGTTACACCTCTTTGTGATGCTACAATTAATGGAAGTTCTTTAGATAGATTATAAAGTTTTTTTACATTATTTTTAATTGCTTGGGTTTGTTCCTCTTTACTATGATAATAAGTTGCTGATGATTTTGCACCTGAAGCAATTGTCATACCTTCAATCAAATTCTTTTTGATTGTTATTACTTTGTCATTTGCTAACACTAAGTTCTTCATGATACGATTTTATATTTATTAAAATTAAACAATGTTATATTATACGATTTATAAAAATAAATGTTACAAAAAAAAATGATGAATTAAAATTGAATATAATTATCCAATAATAACCCACCATTTTTTTTTTATGAAAATCTTCTTCCATATAAAATTTTATGAAAAAACTCCTAAAGGAAAAAAACCATTTTTAATCATCAAATGTTAGATAATGCGTCCCATTTTTTAATAAAAAACTCTAGCATTAATAGCCTCAAAATCGTTGAGTGGTGGGTTTACTCAATTTATTTATAGAATTTATCAACCACATTAAAAACCACCCAAAATAATTATTTGGGAACAATTTAAAAGTATTATATTGTATTTATAATCAACTTTTCAAGAGTTGCGTCTTTACCATTTGACCATATTATCAATTAATGGAGATAATAGTAGGACTCGAACCTACAATTTTACTGTAAATACTTTTAGTTTTCCCAAAATTAGCGGAGGGGGCGGGACTCGAACCCACAGACTTTTGCTTAAAATGCAAATGATTTATCCGTTTTATACTGAAAATATTGTCGGTTCTCCAACAATACAGGAGTAGTTTGTCAATATTTGATGTAAATTATTACTAATCTACCCCTCCGTTTAATCTTTTTTTAAAGAACTTTTTAATAACTTAGAAGAAATTTGTTAGTTTTTGTTTGTAAGAATTTTGAGTTGCATCAAATTTACTGTAAAAACTAACAGTTCTTCTTTTTGTAGCGGGAGAGGGATTTGAACCCTCGACCTTCTGGTTATGAGCCAGACGAGATTCCAGACTTCTCTATCCCGCAATATATTTTAAGGAATAATTTGTTTGTTAAATTATGGTTTTTACAATGGTGGACTTGAACCACCGACTTCAAACTTAAGAGGCTTGTGATCTATCCAACTGATCTAATTGTACTGAATTAACAAACAGTTTTCCATTTTTTTTTTAGTGGGGAGGGTTGGATTTGAACCAACAATCAATTGTTTTACGGACAATTTGCTTTACCTAATATTACTGTAAATATCACCAGTTCTCACAGTAGATGAGGAATGCGATCATATTTTAAATATGCTAATTTGCATACCTCCCCATTTAATTTAAAAATATTCAAAGAACAATTTTATTTTACTTTTACAAAGATATAATAACTTTTTATTCTATGCAAGTTTTTTTATAAAAAAATATAAAAATTTTTAATTTGTTTACTTGAGACTATAAATACGTATAAAAAATCAAAATGTTACAATTTCTTATATTTTTTTTTATTTTTTTCTTATTTCACCCTGTTCATTACGCATTTTCTTTATATCATTTATATGATCATCATTATTATTTTCATTTTCAAAATCCTCATTTTCATATTTTTCAAAAAAATCATCAACATTATCTAAATCATCATTATTTTTATTATTTTTTATATTATCACTTACATTTAATTCCTTTTTTAATTTATCATTATTAACTAAAAGATTTGTATCACCAATACGTTCACTATGATCAAATGTTTTTTCGCTGATAATATTATGCTGTATACTATTACCCGATAATTTATTTGCTTTATTATCGATTTTTTCTATATCATCATCATCATATTTTTTATCATTTTGAATATTATAAAAATTATCAGTTGCTCTAATTTCTAAAGAATCATTATTAAATATACACTCTTTAAACTCATGCCCATCTTGAGCAAATCTTGCTTTCAATATTTTTAAATTAGCTAAATTTGAATTATCCGATTTAGATGGTTTAGCAATTGACATCACAAAATGTGATTTCTGAACTCTTTTTATATTCCCACCAGTATTATGTGCTTCAACAAAATCAACACTAAAACCACTACGATTTGTTTGAATAGCTGACCAACATGGTATATCATAATCAGCAGCCATTGCTTCAAATGATTTAATGATTGACAATTCTGCAGATAATAATTCTTTTTCCTTTTTGTTTGGTTCTAAACAATCAAGATAATCTAAAACAATCATATCATATTTATAACCAAATTTCTTTTCCTGCCTTGCAATCCAATTTCTAATATCAAAAATACTAGTATCTTCTTGACTAAATCTAACAATATCAAGTTTACCACCCTTTTCTTTAATTTTTTTATATTTTTCAAGCGATTTTTCCTTTACATATTCTTTATTATCATCAATTTCAGATAATTTTACTTTAGACCAAATCGCATAATGTTTTCTTTGTATTTGTGATATTGTATCTTCAAAAATTATTTGTAATATTTTCTTTCCATTATTTACGCCAGTATTTGCAATTTTTGTTAAAAATGTTGTTTTACCAATTCCAGATGGTGCTAAAACTAAAGCAATTTCACCCTTTCCAAGACCTTGACCAGTAACATCATCAATTGCTTTAATACCTGTTGGAATTGTTTTTCTAAATTCTTCTTTTAACGCACTATCAATATCATCAACAACGTCAGTCCCATAATCTTCATCATCACCAATATGATATATTTTATTTATTTTTTCTTCAACTTCAAGATTAAATGCACTTGTTCTAATTTCCCCTGTTTTCGTCTTATTATTTATATATTCAGCAAGTTTACGATATTCCTGTTGTTTTATAAAATTTATTGTATCTGTTCTAACAATATCACCATCATTCAATAAATTTTTATTAATTACTCTTTCATTCCACAACTTTATTTTATCAAGTACTGCTTTTAATATATTATCTTCAACCTCATCATTTGGTTTCTTATATTTAAAAATAGCATCATCAATACTACCATTTTGTAGATTAGGTATTTTATCATGTTCCTTATGATATTGGTCCATGATAAGAAAAAAACGTTTTAAATGTGGATCATCAAAATATTCAACTAATATATTTGGTAATACATTTTTTGCAAAATCTGGTTCAACTAATAATTGCCATATTAATTTTTGTTGAAAATTTGGTCCTAAATATGTTGATATTTTATTACTTCTAGTATCATTACCCATTATCCAATACCCAAATATTTTTAATATTATTTTTTAATTTAAACTACGAAGCAGATTTTCTCTTCTGTGTAATGATAATTCTCTAATTTTATTAATTGATAAACCTCTTTTATTAATTAAATCATAATCATCCCACATATTTGTAACATCAACATCTTTAATACTATCATAAATTTCATCAGCAATATCAATAACAGTATATAAAATATCAACTGAATATCTTGCAACCGGATTAAATCCATCAACATAAAAAACTCTCTCAACAATAGGGTTATCATTAATATATAATCCAATTTTACATTCAACACCCTTTATAGTTTTATCTTCAATTTCATGTCTTTTTATTTTTGGATTATATTTCATAACTGCTTGTTTTTTCTTAGGGTATGAAAAAATAATATCTTGCGTATGTTTATAAAAATCATAAATAATACCATTCCCACAATCAAATTCAACATCATATCTTCTTTTTGATAATGTTTTTTGCAATTTTGTAATTGCATACGGTAAAATATCTCTAATATCAATAGAATAACGAGTAAATGGGTTAAAATTATCAGCATTAAATATTTTTTCTGCTAATAATGTATCTTCTTGAAATAATGAAAATTTAAATTGATTATTATAGTCTTTTTCAGTCATTTTATTATAAATTTAAAAGTTAATATTAAAAACAAATATAGTAAGAAAGTCTTGATATGTAAAGATTTTTTAAATATTTTTTTTCTTTTTTTCATTTTCACAATGCTCTTTAAGCATTTGTTTTTCATTCATTATAACAGAATAAAATGGTTCGATATAATTAACAAAAGTACTATTATATATACTTAAAAAATCATCCTTTATCATCATTTCATATAAATTTTTGCTGCCTCTACCATCTGGTGATAATGGTAATTTCAATTGTTGTAGTTCGTCAATTGCTTTTTTATTTAAAATGGGTTTTTTAAGGTACATTAATTTATAATTTTTCTTTAATCTATCAATACCATTTAATAGATTTTCTAAAGATTTATATGGTTTTTTCTTATTTTTCACTCTTTCTTTATTAATTTCATCTGCACGTTTACAAATATCTCTGACCATTACTGGTTTATATAATAATTCAGGAAAATGTTTTAATAATGTTTTTTCACCTAATAATTTAATTCCCTTTATATTATCTGCAGTATCACCACAAATAATTTTTACTGTTAAGGCATTAAGATAATGATAATTAAAATAGTGAATAAAATTATTTTTTGTTACTGGCATATCAATATTAGCAAAAATTATACTAATATTTAAATCAAGTAATTGTAGAAAATCCCTATCATTAGTATAAATATTTATCTCTTCTTTTTTATTATAATCAACACAATATGCTGCAATTAAATCATCACCTTCAATATCATCAACTTCAATTTGTCTTAAAAATAATTCCTCTGCATATGCTTGTATTCTCTTTTTTTGTTTTAAAATGGATTCTTCTTTTTCTTTTTCTTTACGTAATTCAGCTTCTGATAATTCAATTTTTTCATTCCATGATTTATGTTTTCTATTCCCTTTATAATCTTTATCAATATAATATCTCTCTAAACCACCATTTTCTCCATCCCAAATTAAAACAACTTTATTAATTTTATATTGCTTGATTAATTTACGTAACATAGTAAAAAACTGATATAATCCACCAATATGTCCAAACGAATCTGTATATAATTCATTTGCACCATTAAATGATCTCTTTAAGAGATAAGAAGAATCCACTAATAATGTTCTGATTTTCATTTATTTTTTTGAAATAAATTCATCATAATTAATACCAGCATCAGTGTCAGCAGCTTTATTTTTTGTATATTTATCTTCAATTGCATCAGCAGTAATACTATCATCACCAAGAATATTTCTAAAATATAGAATATTCTCTTTTTTATAGTTATCTAAATCTTCAGCAAAAATAAAACCATGTGGTGTCGATATTATTTTACCTTCAAGTGAAATACCACCAAGTTCACCATCAATATGATTTTTTGCTACACCAACTTTAGTATCAATTGCATATGCAACTTCACGTTTTTTACTTGTTGCTTTAACAACAGATGTTGAATGTGCAGCTACTCCACCAAAATGGTATACTAATCTTGAACCATAAAAAATTGCTTCTCCACCTTTATGTTTTACAACACCAGCACCTAAATTATCTATCCAAATCTTTTGTACCGCTATAAAGGTATTAGTATATTGTTTATTTTGTTTTCTACTGCCCGGTATTGTGTTATTTAATAAATATTTAAAAGTTTTTTCATATGCACCCGCATTCCACATATTGTTATCACTTGTATTTTTTTCTTGTGCATTAATTGTACGAATACAATCTAATGTACCAATAGAATCAATAAGAAACACAAGATCATATGGTAAATCACCACGCTCTTGATCATATATAAAATCTTTAATACATTCAGCTAAATCTTCAATTGCTGCTTCATTTCTTTTAGCATCTTGTTTTTTACCAAAATTTTCTAAAAGATAATCATTATCAACAAAAATATGTGGTAAATCTTCATCAAACCCCATTAATTGCAATCTATTTTCATTCGTATTACCTTCAGTATTAATAATAATTGGTAATGCACCTGCTTTTTGAGTAGCAACAACAGCTTCTGATATTGCTGTTGATTTACCTGTATTCGTGAATCCTCTTGCTAATGATACATATCCCATTGGAAAACCCGGTAAACCAGTTGCTTTTTGAAGTGCTGATGATAATTTCAACCACTTTAATGGTTTTTGTGGTATATCTTCACTACCCTTTTTTTTCTTATAATTATCTAAAGAAAAATCTTTTTTCTTTGTTGGTTTTCTACTTTTTTTGTTTGTTGGTATTGTTTCTTCTTTATTTGTAGTTGTATTTTCTTTTTTTGCCATAATTTTCCTCTTTAAAAAAACAGGGGATGTTACTCCCCTGTTTTACAATTAAAATAAAAATATTAAAATGGTAAATCATCAGTATCATCAATATTATCATATGATTCTGATTCATCATCAGATTCATTTAAAGAAGTATCATTTTCAGCACTATTAGTATTAGTAGTAGCATTATCATCTTCTTTACTTTCATTTGATGTATCCTCTGATTTATCATCTGATTTATCATCTAAACCATCTTTTGATTCCAAACCACTAGTAACATCATTAGCTTTTGGAACATCATTATTATTAAAATTACCCACATCTGATTCAGTTATATTATTAATAGTAACACCATCATCAGCAATATCAGATGCTTGTTCAAATTGACCATTTTGAGTATTAGCACCCAAATCTTGATTACGTGTATTTGCCTTTTCTTCTAAATCTGGACGACCCGGAAATACCCATTTTTTATTATTTGAATCAGTATCATCCCAATATGGATCATTACCATCAACAAGCATTTCTAAATATTCATGTGGTGTAATATTTGGTGCTGATTTAGGTTTAAATACATCTCTCCATGTAGTTTTATCATTTAACCATCCTTCTACTATTGTTGGGTCTTCATGAAGTTTTGATGGCTGTCTAGGTATAATACTGGAAATTGTTCTATATTGTCTACCATTTGGTAAAGTAGCATCAGTCATTGTTATTGATAAATCACAACCATTTTCAGGATCAAAATATGGCTTTTCATACTCTTTCATAAATTGAGTTATGACGGGCATAATTTTATCAAATGTCCCCTGATTTCTAAAATTCTTTTTAAATCTCCAAAATTTTACATTATCTTTTGGTTTACCCTTATCAATGCCTTTAACAATATAAAACTTCTTTGCTTCCCATTTTTTTGCTTCTTTGAAAATTTCTTTATTATTATCCCAAATCACTTTTTCATCTTCAGTTAAATTTTCTCTCTTTTTACCTTTAAGTGAATTATCTTGTTTTTTCAAAATCTCTTTAGATTTTTGACATAAAGGGCAAGGTTTGGGAACTAATACTGGTTTACCATCAGCTTCTCTAACAATATCACCATTTTCATCTCTTTTTTCAACCATTGGATCATTATGAGCAGGACAATATATTTTTGTACCATATTTCTTTTTTCCATTTGGTAAATTAGTTTCTACTTCATGAAAAAATGCTTCATGCATTGTTTTCAATGAATTGGGATCATCAGGTGGTAAAATTCTAAAAACTTCTTGATCGTTTCGAGGTACAAAATATTTAGCTAATATATCGTCCCTTGAACCACCACTCTTTTTTGTTGATTTTTTTTCTTCCTCTTGGTAAGAATTTACTTGTTGTTTCAACTTTTCTAAATAATCATTTTTTGCCATTTTTACACATTTTTAATTAAACATTTACATTATTATTTTTATTAATTTACATAAAACTTTTTATAAATTTACATTAATTTATTTTTACAAATATACATTAGAATATTTTATAATACAAGACTTTTTTTATCAATTTTACATTTTTATGCTATTCGACACTATTGTAAATTTTACACATTCTTTATTCTCATAATAATTACCATCTTTTAATCGTAATTGCAGACAATAATCTTGAGGTATTAACCATGAAGTATCAAGATCAATTTCATATCCCCTATTGGTTCTATTAACAGATGTAAATGGAATAACATCAATTTCATAATTTTCACCAACTTTTGTAAACACTCTATATTCAATATCTAATGGTATAAAATTATTTTGATCTGGATATAATTCCTTAATTGTTAATCTAATTTTTCGTATATCACCAGCTACAATATTTTCCTTTTGATTTATACCCCAAAAATAAAAATAATAATTATCAAAGTCAATACGATTAGATAGATCAAAATTAAAATAATTATCATCAGATATTAAATAAAATTGATTTTCATATTCTTTTATTTTACCATTTATATTCAATTCCCATACATCTCTAAATAAAACAGCATCTGGATATAAATCAGAATCAATATTCAAAGTAATCTTATATATACCCTTTTTCACATAATTAATTGATTCCCCACTAATTTCATCAATTAAAATATCATTATTATCATAAATTTTTACTTTATTTACTATAATATCTTGAATATCATTACCAACATTACTATATAAATAAAGATCATTATCTTTATTTAAATAAAAATAATTTCTATCATCTTTAATTTCATCATCAATATATGTTTCAATATATGGTTCATAAAAAGTATGAGTATTTTTTGTATGAAAACCTACTGCTTGACGATATAATGTTTCAAGATTTTCTAATTCATCTGAAAATTTAATACCTAAACCATATGATGTTCCAGTATACCCAGTAATACCAGTTATTCCCTCATTTACTAATCTTCCATTAATATAATTAGTTACATCAATATAAATATCTTCACTACCCTTTTCAAAATTTTGTGTTCCAAATACTTTAGTTTGTCCACTATTATACGAACCACCACTAATATTCCAAAAAACATTAGTTTTTCTATAGTACCAATTTGATGCATTTTGACTTAAATTAATATTTACATCATTTCCATATGTAAAATCATATCCAGAACCTTCGTCCCAATCTTCTGATATATTAAATAAATCCAATTTAAAACTTGATGCTCTTTCAATATCAAGACTATATGATCTTTTTCCAATATATTCTGGAGCATTTTGTATTGTGTTTGTTAAATGTAATATATGCTTTTTTATTTTATTTGGATTTATATTCCCTTCCCTAATTCTTTTTATTAAATTATTAAAATCAATATCAAAAATAAACCTACTTACTTGTTGATTAACTGTACCATAACTAATCTCAGTAACAGGATTTTGAGAATTATTTGATAAAACACCCTCAATTAAGGTATTATTCTTTAAAAGATATGATTTAAATACACTCATATATATTTTTATTATAAATACTAAAAAAACAAAAAACCCCTTTTATATCTAAAAAGAGGTTAATATATAATAATATAATAATTAGAACATTATTTAAAATCAACTTGAATATTATCTGATTGTATCCAAATTTCTAAATTAAAACCAATTTTATCACCAAAATATTGTCTTTCTATATTTAAAAGAATTGGTACTGTAATAATAACATCATTCAAATTTTCATCAATCCGAGATAAATTACCCTTATATTTAATATTATATCGATTTTGTTCTGCTGTTGAATTTGTTAACTCAAACCCACCTTCATCAAGTATATTGAAAACAATATTTTTTGATTGTATGTTAATTAAAAGTTCTTCAGAAATACCATCATTAAACATTCTCTCATTTGATCCGGCACTAAAATGTCTTTTAATATCATCAATTATTTCATTTTTCGAACTATTCGATTCATTTTCATTAATTGGTAATTTATTTACTTTTGAAAATATTTCAAATAATCTTTTTTTACTCATTTTTTTCACCAAATTCTAACCATAAATTATAATATTCTTCTTTTTCTTCATCAGTTAATGATTCAATTGGTTTTGAATCAAGTTCTTTAAATCTTGTAAATTGTTCATTATCATTTATTTCAAACTCTTCCATTGTGTTCGGTGTTTCTGTACCATAACCAAGCATAGTATTTTTTAATTCATCATCCGCACCTTTTAAATCATCTGTATATTTTTTTAAATTTTCATCAGGAAATGATTTTATATCATCAATTTGTAATTCATTTTTTGATATATTATTATTTTCATCATTATCAATATCCGGTAACTGAGTTGGTTCAGATTCACCATCAATATTATAATAGTTGGGGTCTTTAGCTAAATTGTCCATTGTAATTTCTAATGAAATTTTAGGGTCTTTAGTATGTTCCATTTCAACTTCAATTCCCTTTAAAATTTGTTCAGGATCAAAATCCATAACATTAGCATGGTCACCTAAACCACCTTCTAATTTATCACCATCATCATCAACATCATCAACATCCAATGCTGGAACTTCCTCATCAGGAATATTCTCACTATTTTCTTCTTCATTTTCTGACACTACACTTGTAAATTTTTGTAAATAATTTTCAAAGAAATTTTGTACATCTTCTTGAGTAACATTTAATCCTCTTACTTCACGCAAATATTCAGATATTAAATTTCTTAAAGATGATAATGCAGTTTGTGTCGATTCTTTTTCTCTATATTCACTTTTCTTCATCTTTAATAAATTCTCATAGGCTTGTGCCATTTTACTGAATTCAATATCAGATAATAACCGTTTAAAATTCTTTTTAATTATATATTCACCGTCTCCTTCAATATTTTCATTTTCATCATTTTCTTCTTTAACAAATTTCATTACACCGTCAAAATCTTTAAACTTACCATCTTCACCCCACTTTTTTGGTTCGTCCTCTTTAACAAATTTTTCTAATTCGGATGCTTTTGTTCTTAATTTAGAATTTACTGGTTTTTCATCACCATATCCCATACCATCTTGATATTTTTGTTTTGAACCACCATATGGTTGAGAATCTTCTTTTTTATTAATAGTTTCATCAAGTTCATTACTATCAATATATTTTTCAACAACATCATATAATTCAGCACCATATTGTTGATTAAATTCTTTAAGATCATCTTCATTAACATCAAATACTTTTTCACCTTGAGGATTTTGATAATAAAATCTTTCTAAAACAACATCATTAACATAACCAACACCATCTTGCTCACCTTCCGTTGCCTCAATTCTAAAATTAAAATTATACATATTACCTTCAGAATCATACCCATTAATCCCAATATATGATGTATCATCTGTTGATTGTATTTTAGATGTATATGATCCACCTTGTTTCATTGTTAATGCATCTGTTTTTAATTTCTCAAATGCTGTTTTTAATGTATTATTTAAACCTTCTTGCCATGAATTTTCATGTATATTTTCTTTAGTTACCCCTTGCATCATTTCAAAGAGTCTATTTTTTGAACCATTTTTACCTTTAATATTCATTATTTATATGTGTTTTATTCAAAAATTATTGGATTATCTTTACCATATTTTCTCATTATTATTGCTGCTTTTGCATTTGCTTCATTTTCAATATCAGTACCATCACCACCAGCACCCATATACAATTTACCATCTTGCATTTGTTTACGATGTACAATTTCATGTGCCAATGTTCTAAGAATATCAGCTAAATTTCTATTAGTTGCAACAACTCTTATTACACCATTTACAGGTGTATGTTTACCAAATGAACGCATTTCTGCTGCTTCAGTTGGATTATATGAAATTTCAATACCTTCTGGTTCACCTTCCATACCTAAAAAATCATAACAATACTCTACAAAATTTTCAATTATTTCATTCTTTTTATTTTTTGATAATAAATCTTCATCTAAACGATTGACTTTAATCATCATTTCAAATAACTTATCTTTTGTACCGTGTTCATGAAATATTTTCATAATTATTTAAACAATTGAATTAAAGCTATCTTCAATTTCCATATCATTATGTGTTGGTAAATCATCAAAATCAGCAATATACGTACCATCAGGTAATTGTTTCATACCCTTCTCCTGTGATTCCTGTCTTTGTTGATCAAACCAATTACCTTTCCAAAAATCATTAAGGTTAAAATAATATGGATATGAAACATCTTTTTTTTCCATCATCTTTTCAGCATCAGTTGGTTCTTCAACTTCTTTAACTTTATCATCTAACATGCTAAGTTGAGAACTTAATTTAGTTTCAATATTTTCTAAATTTTCTAATTTAGATTGAATACTTTTCATTGCTTCAATATTATGTTTAATAATATCATTCTGAACTTGATCAACACCTTCTTCAGATTCCATTGGTTCTTCCTCTGGTATTTCATCACCAGTGTTTTTTAATTCTGCTGGTTCATCCATTGGTTCACCTTCTGGTTCTTCATCAGGAACATCATCATTTTCAGGTGCACGTGCATTTGATGGTTCTGCTGGCTCTTTAGGACCTTCAGGTGCTGAAATTTTATCATCATTATTTTCATCACCTTCATCACCCTGCTCTTCAAGAAACGCATCACTACCACCAGTATTAGGTACAGGTTGACCATCTTGAGTCATATAATTACTATCTGGAATTTCATCAAATTCCAAATCATCCTCAATTACAGGTCTATATTTAGGTGTTTCACTAATATTATATTTAACACGATATTTAATCTTCTCAATATGTTCATTGAGAGATTTATCATCTTTTTTATTATTCATTGATACTAAATATTAATAATAATTTTAATAATGTTCTCTTAATAATTGACGACCATCTTCTGTAATTATTTTACGGTCAATTCTTTCAATTAAACCACTTCTACTTTTAAGTACCAATTCTTTTTGGTTCTTTTTTTCTTTATTCTTTTTTTCATCTGTATTTTCATCATCAGATAAAAAATTATCCAAATTTTTATTAATTTCCTTTTCCATAATATAATTCTTTTACATATAAATACTATTATTATTTAAAAAATTTAACATCACGTTAATACTAATTCTTTCATATATTTTTTTAATATATAAAAAAATCGTTTAATATAAATATTAAACGATTATATAATTTCAATAATGAATAATTATTTTGATAAGATAACTACAAGATATCTTTTAAGGTAAGAGAAATCAGGAAATATATCACAATATTTTTGATATTGTTTACCATCAGAATCATAAATAATTGAACCACCATAAATGGATGTTAATTTATCCAATATTCCCTGAATATTAAATTTAAAAAATTTATACATTTCTAAATCAAGACCATAAATCATTTCATTTGATAAAATGTATAACATTCTATTTTTAAAAATATAAATCCCATCAATTTTTTTTGGCAAAATTTCAAAAAGTTCTTGATTATTACTAATCCTAAAAAAAACAGGGTCTAAATTTTTATATTTATAATACGGAGTATAATAATAATATGGTAAATTTTCAATAAAATTTTGAATACCATCTACATGTGAAGATTTATTTTCATTAAATGAAAATTCCCAATATAATTTATCCTTTTTTATTCTGTGTGTTAAAATATTAACATCTAAATCTGGATAATACTCTTTTAAAAACTTCCATCCAACAATAAGAGTAGGTAGCGAACTATCAATATCTTCAATATTTATTGAAAAATTATCAGCAAAATCATAATAATTAATATAATCTACTTTTTCATGATTTACTAATTCTTTTTCATAAAGAATATTACCAATTTTCATTAAATGTTAAATTTAAAAGTGAAAAATTCCAATTATTTTCAAAATTAATACTTTTTTATAAATATTCCAAATTATTGTTTAATGTAATTAAAAATCTTTTATTATTTTAAATATTTTACTACTACTATCACCATCACCAAATGGACTTTCATAATTAATATCATATTCCATAATATGTCGATTAAATTCAGTACTTAATTGATTTGGATTATTTACCATTATTGTGCTTTGTCCAATTGCTTCGGGTCTTTCTGTTACTTTTCTACAAGTTAAACATTTCTTATTAAAAAATGAACACTCTTCCTGTAGTCCACCACTATCAGTAATAACTAATTTTGTTTCAATTAATAATTTAATCAATTCTTCATGTGATAATGGATCAACTACCTTTACATTCTTTAATAAATTCTTATGTTTTTGTACATTTGGGTTTGGATGTAACGGTATAATAAATTCAAGATCAAAATGTAATTCAGCAAGTTTATCAATCTCTTTAAACCATTGATCTAACCAATGATGATTTTCTCTACGATGCATTGTCACAAGAATCTTATCTTTATAATCACAATCTTTTTTATATTCAACTAAATTATCTAATACCGTGTTACCAATAACATATTTATCACCCTCAATTCCTTCTCTATTAAGATTTTCTTTATTTAATTCAGTAGGACAAAGATGAATATCAGTTAATTGTGATACAATTCTTCTATTAATTTCTTCCGGATATGGGTTAAATTTATTATATGTTCTTAACCCTGCTTCTAAATGAATTACTTTTATATTGCGATGAAATGCTGCTAATGCTACTGCTAATACAGATGTTGTATCACCTTGAACTAAAACATGTGTTATGCCCTTCCAAATATTTTTTTTATTCATTATAGCTTCAATGATACAATCTAATCTATTATGACAATTATATCCGTCAATTACTGCAAGCTGATAATCAACAGGCATAATATCCAATAAATCTTCATGTTGACCAGTAAATAACACCTTATGCTGAATATTATTTTCTTTAAATTTATCTAAAATTGGCTTAATTTTTATAAATTCTGGTCTTGTTCCATATGCAAATAGTATCATATTTTTATCTTTCAAAATCAATGAATTTTTCTTTATTATTTACGGTAATAACATCAACATCATTTAATGTTTTGTTGTTTAGTATTAACTTCCATTTTCTATTATATTTAATATCGTTTAACCATTCATAAATAAACCCATATTTTTTTATATAACCATAAAAATTAATTAAATTATTTTTATCAATCGTATTATATACATCAATAATATTATTTAATTCATTTTTTTCTTTTTCATCTAAAAAATGCTTTTTTGAAAAAAAATATTTTCCATTAAATTCTAATTTATAAAAAACATTTTCATGAAAAATATCCCCACTATTAATCGAATTAATATTATTTACATTAATTAATCCATATTCTTGTTTTTTACTACCAATAAATCTCTTATATTTGTTAATTACATTAAGTTTATCATTTAAATCTGATGAATAAAACACAACAACGGATCGTAAACCACCACCAGTATTCCAATTATCTATAATATCATATTTTATATTAAAATGATTTAATAATTCTTTTTCATTATTAAAATATTCTCCTTGTTTTTTATACCAATATGTATTATTTCTATTTTTTTCACTTAAATTACCACAATCAAATATTAAATATTTTGTTCTAAACAATAATTTATAAAATACATTATCAGCTATTTCTAGTGAATATGCACCTAATAAATGATGATATAAACTTAAAAAAAATGTTACATCATTAAAATAAGTTAAATTATCTTGAATAATATCAACATTTTTGAAATCATAATCATCAGGTAAATCTAAATTTTTAGATAAATCAATACCCAAAACATTTTTATCATATTTTTTTTGGAAAAAATATGATATATCACCATTATTACAACCAACATCAAATATATTAGTAACGTCTGTTTTATTTTTTATAAAATCTTCAATAAATTTAATTTTTACTGGTTGATGTCTTTTATAATAACTAAAATTATCTATTGTTTTCATTTTTAATAATTTTTTTCATAGTTCAAATAGATATTGATTATTACATTATAATTGTTACTATTACAAGTAGTGATACCAAATTTTCTATTATTTAAATCCAAACTAATAAATTTTTTAATTTTTATATTAAATATAATTATCTATATAATTATATTTATATACAAACTTTTTTAATTCTGAATTTTTAAAAACATTATTTAAAACATCATCTATGTTTATATTTCTTTTCTTTTTCATTGTTTTTGTATTTACTTCTTTATCTAAAATTTCAATTTTTTTATTAAATATATTAGATAATTTTTCTTGATTCAAATTTATGTCCTCAAACCTTAAAATATATGAATTATCAAACTTATTTAAATATGATTCAATCATATTTGACCATTTTATATAAAATTCAATTAAAAAATCTAAATCATTATTTATTGATATATTTAAATGTCTCATGATATGATTTAAATATGGTGAATTCATGTGTTTTTTTGTAATATGTGTTACATCATATAAAGATTTAATCGTTTTAATTGGGTCTCTTATTAAAAAAATAATTTGAATATCTTTAGTTATAAATGATTCATTTAAATATGGTGCTATTAACCATGAAGATTCAGCAATAAATTTATTATTATTATTTAAATTACTCTTATAAAAATTTTGAGATGGAATATTTAAACCATTTAAACCAAAAATTTGTTCATGTCCACATGAAATTCCATTTAATTTTAATAATTCACTAAAATAACCAGTCCCATTACGACCAGTACCTGTAATAATATATTTTAATTTCATATTAAAAATATCTATTTAAATATTTTTTAGTAATCATTGGATATTTTATTTTTATTTCATTAATAATTTTATTTTTTTCCTTTTCAGATAAAATATCACTATTACCTCTTGTTCTTTTATTCCAATTATTATTATACATTTTTTTAGAATTACTTTTATGGTAATCTAAATTATTTATAAAATCTTGTAATTCATTTGGGTCGTTAGCTATATTAATAAAATCTAATATTTTTTTCATGTATAAAAAATCATCTGAAATTATATCTTCATAATGTAATAATATTTTATCACCTAAAAATTTATCATATACATCTATATTACTGAAATAATAAATCATTTTTTTAAAATTTCGATTCATTGATACATAATTATCTAATGGATTTCTAATTAAAAGAATTAATTTAGAATAATTTGCTTTATCTGGTTTTGCTAAAAATTGTAAAACCTGCTCTTTACCATTAATTAATCTCCTTGATTCATAAGTCACATTTTGTAAGTCATGTGTTCTTGCTATTACTGAGGATTTATTATCTTTTTTAATTAATCTTAACTTTCCCGGAGTAGGTTTTTTACTAAAATACTCAACACAATATCTTGTCCAATTCGTACCACTTCTTGGATATGCAGCTAAAATTGGTTCTTTTATTTTTCCGGCTTTAATTTTATTCACCATATACATTTCTTTTTAAGAGTATCAGCACCTCTAAGATATCCTCTGGTTGCTTTCATTCCCATATGAACATCTAAAGTAGAACCAATATCAATATATGTATTATTTTTATTCATATTAAACCATAATTCATATGTTAATATATTTGCAAGTGGACCAGCAGCAAATAAAAATATCTTATTTTTTGAATTATAATAATCGTTTTTTATGTTATCAACAATATCAATATTCTCATACCAAGCATCTGTACCAACTTTATAAGTTTTTTCAACTTTAAATGGTAATTTTGATGTATCTGCTTTATTATTAACAACCATAATAACATCATGATTTTTCATTTCTGGTATAAAATTATTAATAAAATTGTTATAATTAGCATTTACAAAAATATTCGCCCATGTTAAATGATCTTCATCTTGTTTTGATATATTTTTCATATATTGATATTTTTCTTGTCCAACACAACAAGGACAAGCAACACCAATATAATATTGGTTATCATTTGCAATATATGATTTCATTAATACATCTCTAATAGATTGATATTGTGGTAATTTAGGATCATATCTAAATTCACCATTTTTTAAATTTCTTAAATCAATATATTGATTTTCTAATATTGCTAATTCACCATCCCCCCATCTTGATATTGAAAAATATTCATTTTTCTTAATTTTATTAAGAAAAAAATAAAATTCTTTATAAAAATCTTTTTCTCTCATTATTTAATATTATTAACTGTTTTCCATCCATTATTTATACAATAAGCACATATTTTATCTCTTATACCATAATGTGCACTCTTTTTAAATGATGAGTTATCATCATTCCCATTATTAAATGCAAAATCATAATCAGTTGACCACAAATTTTTATTATTATTAGGATGTGATGGAACGTATGTATTAATATTACCATATTTTTGTGCTAAATATGAAAACATTATATCTTCACCATTATCCCAAGAATGTGGTTTTTCATACCATAAATATTTTGCCCATTCTTGTCTAAAAAACCATGCATGACCAACCAAATCAACTCTTTTTGATTTTTCTAAATGTTGACCATTCCATCCTACTTTAGAGTGTGGTCTATATCCATTACCTTTTAATATTACACCACTACCACCTAAAATACCATTACTCTCTGATTTATTAATTGTATTCAAACAATTTTTTAACCAATCTTTTTGTGGATAAATATCATCATCAAATAATGCAATATATGGTGTTTTTAATAATAATGGTATTGTAAATCTCCCAAAAAATTTAGTATTCCAATTGGCATAATATGTTTTTATTTTATTATCTTTTGGTGCATATTGATTAACACCACTTTTATTATACCACACATGAATATTTTCTGATTTTATATTTATAGATTGATTTTTAATTGCTTCAATCTGTTTTTCAAGTGTATACGGTCTTTTGAAAACATTTAAAATTACACTAATTTGATTCATTATCAATAAATTTTTTTGATATTATTGGTATCTTTTTTCTTAATTCTCTATTCATCATTGATTCATCATTTCCATTATGGATAACATAAGATACTTCAGGTTTATAAATTATACAATTAAATTCATTTATCTTACCTGATATTTGTCTCCAAACACCAGAACTTGCACTTGCTGCACCAATCCATCTTCTTTCTGCTATTCTATCTAAATTATAATTAATTTCATCCAAAAAATATGTATCAAATAATGAACCACCATCTAACCATTGTCTTAAACCCCATCTTTTTACATTTTTTGCAATTCCTGAATTATGATAATATATTGCCACATATTTATTATTTTCTCTTTTTATTTTAAAAAATAAACTCATTAATTTGTTAATAAAATTATCACATAATATAAAATCATCATCAATTTGTATGATAGTATGTGATTTATATTCAGATGCTTTTTTTAATAAATTATTTATAGTTTTCCAATATTTTCTTTTACCATTATTTATATCATTTTCAAAATAATCAATATTATTAAACAAATTTATTAATAATTTATATCTTCTATCATCTGATCCATCATTTATAACAATAACCTTAAACGTATATTCAGTTCTTTGTGTATATAATTGATTTAATATTGAATATAATTTATTATATCTTTGATATGATGAAATGATTATAATACAATCATAATCAACATATTCTCTTTTTTTATATTTTTCATTAAAAAAATTATATTCTATTTTATTTTTATTATCTATTAAATGTTTTTTATTAGTTTTTTTTTGATTACCAATTCTTTTATTTAATCTTTCATCAGTATATGATTCACTTTTTCTTATTTGTTCAACAGTTTTTAAATTTCCTTTTTCATTTTTCGGTTTTGGTAATCCCACAATCACATTATTTAAAACTACTCCATTATTTTTTCTTAATTGTCTATTATTTAAATCCCTATTAGTAAATTCAATTTTCTTTTTAATTGTTTTTTTTATATTCTTTCTTACTCTTTTCATTATAATAGACCATGTTTTCTAGCAACAATTGTATACGCTTCATGCTGATTGTTTCCATTTGCTGTAATTCCCTCATCAAGATAATATGCAAAAAACTTTAAGTTATTAATAAATACTCCTTGAATTCCATTTCGATACATTGTTAAGAAAATATCCCAATCCTGAAATCTTTTTAAATTTTCATCAAACATTGGAAAATATTTTCTATTAATCAATGTCATTGTTGAAATAAAATTACTTTTAAGAAGCTGATTACCATTAAAAGGTATTGAAGGTATTTGAAAATTACCTCTCATTGGATGTGATTGTGGATGTAATACAATACCATGATATCCAGTATATGTATATCCAATTTTTATATTTTTTAATGATTCATTTTTCTTTAAAGTTTTATATAAAGTCTGTAAATAATTTGCTGGAAGTATAATATCATCATCACAAAAAAATACATATGGTTGTGTTGATTTTTTAAATCCAGCATTTCTTTTTTTAGGTGCAGAACCAATATTATCATTAATTATGATTTCATTTGGCTCATTTGCTTCAATAAGTGGTAGAACAAAATTTTCAAAAAAATTTTTTCTTTTTTTATCTAATGGTACAATAACCGATATTGGTAATCCATCATCAATTTGATCTATTTTAATTGGCATGTGGTTCTAATTTTATTGGTAAATCATCTTTATATTTATTTATAAATTTTTGTCTATTTTCTTCCCATTGTTGATTTGTCATTCCAATTGATTTATGTAAAATTCTAATATCTGTTAAAACACCAATATTATTACCATCTAAATAATTTGGTAAACAAAAACTTAGGTCATAAAAATGAAAACCCTTAAAATCTTCATCAAATTGATGTTCAATTGTTGTTGGATTAACTGCCATAAACAGACCGTCAATTAAAACAGTTTCTCTAATTCCATAAAATTTTTCAGAATAATTACTTACCCAAGTTCTAAGACTATTAGTATGTTCAACAATTCCCACCATTTTTGATGGGTCTTCCCACCATCTTCCAGATTCTGGTAAATATGTTGATCCAGCAACACCAATAATATCAAAATTATTATTAGCATTAAATCTGGCAAGTAATATTTTTCCCCAATCTTTAGTTTTAAAAATAATATCATTATGACAAAACACAAATATTAAATTATCATCATAATAGTCCTTTAATGCCTGATTATATATTTGGGGGAGAGAGTATTGATTAAAATTTGGATACACTAAAATACTAAAATCAACATCACCTATTGTATCTTCAATATGATGATTAAATTCTATATTTTCTTGTTCACTTAAATGTGTAGAATACACTACAATAATTTTATTTTTTTTCATAAAAAATATAAATTTTTTTACAAACTTATATAAAAAAATAATTAATATCAAGACTTTATTAATTTAACACATATTTTTTATTACCACAATCATATATGTAATAATATCCATTTTCAGTCATTATTTGTTTTTCGGTTTTGTTAGAATCATACCCCTTTTTAACAAGAATATCTTTCCTAAAATTAAATCTATGATATCTGATCAATTTATTTTTCTTAAAATACCAATAATTTGGTTTAGTTTTTTTTATGAATTTAAACCCTAATCTTTGATATAATTTACCATTACTATATCTTCTATCAGCAAAAGTTAAAATTGATTTTGGTTTATAAATTTTTACAAAATAATTTAATAATTTACTTGCTCCACCAATTACCTGTGTATTTAATTTATTACAAAAACGTAATAATTCAAATTCATTATTGTTATTATTTTTACTTCCCAAAGCAATTCTTTTTCTACTAAAAATCATTAATGAAATTAATTCATCATTATGAAATAATCCAATTTTATATTTAGAACCAACAAACCCCTGTAAATGATTTCTTTCAAGAAATTCACGAACCAATTGATTATCATTAATTTCTCTAATTTCACATTTACGAGCATATATTTTTTTATCAAAAATATTTAATTTACTTTTAATTATTGATTTAATTAAATCTTTTTTAAATATCCACTCATCTTCAAAAATATGTAATAATTGTATATTTTGTTTTTCAGCAAACTCTGTTTTATTCAGATGATATTTTTTTGTAATGAATTTATTTGAGTGATAATATAAACCATTAAATTCAATACCTAATTTATATTCAGGAAAATAAAAATCAATTTCTTTTCCATTTAATATTTTTCGATTATTTCTATCATATTTCAAATTTAAATCATTATCAATGAAATCAGCAATTTCCCTTTCCTTAATTTTCGATTGTTTATTAATGGGATTACATTTAGTACAAATATTAATAACCCCCATATTAAACCTATTATATAAATCATCATAATTAATTTTAAAACTATTATGATTTTTACAATATTGTTTAATAATGAAAATCCCATTATCATATTTTATATTATTTATGGAAATATTTAATTTTTTTGCCCAATTAATTAAAAATTTATTTTTTTTATTTTTTTTAATTATTAAAGATTGTGATATATTATCTACTTCATATTTTTTTCTTATTTTTTCTCGACTCTTTTTATAAATTTCAGGATTTTGTAATGCAAATTCAACTCCATACTTTTTTTTAATAATCTTTTTTTGTTTATTTCTATTTTCTTCCAATAATAAAACTGTTGAAACACCATATTTATTTATATTAGTTTGTTTTGCTTTTTGAACAATTTTTTTTCTTTCGTCATTTGTTTTATTCCAATACTTTACATTAATTTTTTTTCTCACTTCTTCATTTTCAAATATATTTTCAACCCCATACTTATTTAAATTAGTTTGTTTTATTTTATTTCTTATTAATTTTGATTGAAATGGATTTTCAACACCGTATTTTTCTATATTAGTTTGTTTTATTTTATTTTTTACGTTTTTATTTAATAATGTTGATTCAACCCCATATTTATTTAAATTAGTTTGTTTTACTTTATTTAATATTTTTTCATTTTGTAATGGAAATTCAACCCCATATTTATTTAAATTAGTTTGTTTTACTTTATCTCTTGTTGCCCTAGAAGTGCATTTTTTTGAACAGTATTTTCCATAACCAATAGAAAAATTTTCTTTAAATTTTAATGATTTACCACAATATTCACAATTTTTACTTTTAATTTTATATATATAATTATATAATTTATTTAACCATGATATATCCAAATTTTTGTTAAATAAAATAATTTTATTATATAATTCTGGATATGTTTTTTTTATATGTGATTCAATATATTTCTTATTATTTAATATTTTTTTTATTGCTTTTTCCATAATAAAACATTAATTGTGAACTACAAATAAATACTAAATTTTTGAAAAAAACAATAATATTATTGATTTTTTATTTGTTCCAATTTCGCCTCGTACTCTGATTTTACTTGTGAAAGAGGGAATGGTATTCTTATTAATGAACCATCAGGTATATCAAATTGTGAAATAAATTCAGGATTTGCATATAATATAATAAAATCATAAAAAGGATTTCCATAATATTTTTGTGCTAATTTATCCATACGACTAAAAGTTATATTCCAATATTCATATTTATCACTAGCACGCTCAGAAATATTAACAAATGGCATTCTATCCACTGAACCATCATCATTTTCTAATATTGCATATCTATTATAATCTTCTCTTGGCATAATTAAAATCTATCATCTTCATTATAATTATATATATTTCTATTTGTTTTATCTTCAAGAAAGCTCTCTGTTGTTTTATTATTAAATTCATCTTGTGCATCTTGTGATTTTTTATCTAAAACACCATTTATATATGTTTCTTGTTTTTCTGCTTCTTTTGTTGGTGTTTTATATAAACCATTCTTTGTATATGTTGAATTTGCATAATAATTAAATGATACAGCATTCTGAAGTGCATCAATTGGTCCTTTAAGTGATTGACCACCTAAAATTTTCATATTTAATGTTACATATGCAATCATCGGTTGCATACCAAAACCTTCTGGATTTGTATCCCAAACAGTATCATCATAATCAATATTAACTGATTCAATAATCACTTTTGTATTAAAAAAATCTGCAATTCTTAAAATACAAACTGGTTGACGACCAAATGCTGAATTTTTTACACGTCTTATACCATTTTCATCAACTTCCGGTGTTGATCTAATAGCAGAACCTTGTCTCACACATTGTTGTAAAAATGTTAATCTTTTATGTAAATCTTCAGGTGTTTGTGAATGAAATGCCGGATAAAATTTATTTTTTAATAGTGATCTACCATTCCCCATAATTCCATCATCATTATCAGAAATATCACTTGATTCTCTTTCATTCATTATGCAATCAGATTTTGAATTTTTTCCCTGAACATTTTTTGCATTTTGTAACCCTTGATTTTCCTTTTTTAATTCATTTATGTCTCTTTGTTCATCTGACGTTGTATTTTGTTGTTTAGGATCAGGTGTTGTTTCACGTTCAACAATTTCTATTTTTGCTGATCTTTGTAATTTTGCACCCAAATCATTTTTGGATTCAACAGTATTATATTCTTGATTAGGTGCACCTTCTGATCTTAAATTAAAATTTAAACCATCTAATATTTCACTAGCAGTATCTGGAAATATTTTCTTTATTCTTGCTTTAATAAATGATTCTGCAACTTTTGCTCTTCTTAAACCAATTGATTTATTATATGCTTCAGCATCATCTTCATCATCTTTTATACTTGGTGTATATAATGCTGTTGCACTTCCAACAATATCAATTTCATAAAAATTAACATTTTCAGGATCACTAAATGCATCTTTTAATGTATCATCTAAGGGTCTCTCTGTTTCATCATATTCAGCGTTTGATTGACTAAACCCTTCAGGTGGATTAAATGTTAGTGGTACAGAAGCTAAATCAACACCTTTTAATATGTAAATATCACTATTTAAACCATTTGAAGTACCAATAGTACTATTTAAATCTTCTATAATTTCATATCTATAATCAAGATATAACTTATCAATAACACTAGAATTAATATTATTTTTTGCTGGTATATCATTAGGAAATGATATATTAAATGATGTTAAATTTAATGGTGTTTTCTTTTTCTTATTTGGTCCTTCTATTTTTGTTATTTCTTCTTCATTTTTTCTTTGTTTTTCTTCTGAATTATTTAAAAATGTTGGTTGTTCAAATTCAGGACCACCAAATGCAAAAAATTCACCAATATCTTTATATTCACCATTTTTTATATAATTTTTTAATTGTTCTGGATAATCAGCAAGCATGGTAAATGTTAATACTGCTGATCTTTCAGAATGCATATATGTATATATTGGTTCATTACGACCTACCATTACAGTTGATTCAAAATTAGCACTTGCTGTTTCATTTAATGAAATTGCATATGGTGGAAACCACATCATACGACCATTAAACGGACCGACCTCACAACTTGGTATTTGAGTACCATATTCATCATCAATAATACCATACTCACCATCACCATCAATTGCAACAACAGCAAGATTCTCAAGTGAAAACATCAAATTTGTGTTATCAACATTACCTTCATTATCTAATATTGGATGAATTTTAGGTAAAACTGATTTATGTATAACAGAATTTTCATTACCACCATATACTTCATTACCATCAAATCTAATTGCTTTTGCAAATCTATCATATTGATCTAAAATTGAATGTTGTCTAATACCCTTCTTACCTGCAAATCGATTTAATGATGATTCAGGTGCTTTCCATAATTTAGACCCATTAGCACTATCAATACTATCACCATTTTTATATATTTTTTTAGTTTGATCAACTAATTGACCTTCACTTACATTTAATAAATTACGTGTATATTCTAATAAACCAGTATATATATTATAATTAAATTTAGTATCTTGTAAATCAAATGATGGGACATTTACACCTCTTAATTTTGATATTCTTTCATTTGCTTTAGCTGATATACCATCACGACCCCAAACAAGTCTATTTTTTATATTATCATCAAATTCTGTTTCAGGTCTTTCTTCTAAATCATTAACTAAATTAAATAATCTTGCATTTTTTGTTCTCCCAAAATATGAATTAATATAATCTAAATCTGGTGCATATTCTTGATTTCTTAAATCTTCAACTTCAGCAGGTGTACTTGTAATATATCCATCTTTCATTTCTGAATTAGCACGAGATTCAGAATTAAAATCAACATTTATTGGTAAATATTTATAAAAATCATAATTAGTAAAATTAAACCATTCTTTACCAGATAATGAACTTTCTCTACTTCCTATATTATTTCCACTACGTTCTGCACCATTAAAATATTCTATTTTATATGGTTTATAAATATTTTTATTTAAACCACCACTATCATCTTTAGCACTATTTCCAAAAAGAAAGTCTAATTGACCAACACCTGTATTTAATATATATTCTGCATTTGATGCATTTTTTCTAAATGGGTTTTCTCTATTTGGATTATAACCAAAAAAATCTTCAAGAAAATTTTGAAAATTTCCAGCATCTTCTCTTTCTGTTATACTAAAATTTATATTTTCTTGAAATAATTTTGTATCTGAATTTCCATCAAATGCATTTTTTAAATTAATATTGGGAATAAGTTGCTGTAATGCATTTGATTTAAAATTTTGCGTAAATTGTTTACCTAACATGAGCAAACCAATATCTGTTAACGGTGTTGTTGGTGTTGATATTAATCTACCAATTGCAGTATTATTTAAATTTGTACTATTAAATGGTGTAATACCATTTAAAATTCCAGATACAGCATTTACAATTCTTTCTCTATCATTAGGTTGTAATGGATATTGAGTAAATTCAGTATATAAATTTCTTGATTTTAATGAATTTCTTAATTCATTTGAATTATTAAGTAAACGAGAAGGTGGTGTATCATTTTCATTTAAATCTTCATTTAATCCTGAAAATTGAGTTCCAGACCAAATATTACTCGGTTTTAATGCATCTTTTAATCTTCCCATTTATATTTTTTATATAAATACTTGCACATTAATTTTAAATATTGTACTTTTACATTGGGATAAACTGTCTTAATTTTAACGGGGGAATAAAAAAAAATATCATATCATTCTTGTTGAAGGTAAATTATTTTAAATTAATAATAATCATTAAAAAATTTTTATTTTTGTATAAAATTTTTTTGGAGAAAAAATTAGATATAATATGCCCCTTTAATATCAAATGATTTTATTTAAATTGGTACAAGTTAAATACAAATTATTTGTGACTTTGATTTTTATCAGAATGATAAAAAAACAGGAATTTTTGCAATTGAAAAAACTTTTTTTTTAAAAAAACTTTTTTTTATATATATTTACTTTGTTTTATGCAAAGCTAAAATTGCTGTGTGCAAAGTTACAAAAAATTTTTTAGAATATCAATATTTTTTTAAAAAAAATAATTGTTTTTTTTAATATCTACCAGATTCTTTACCATTAGCCATTTCTTTTTGTACAATTGGTACTCTTTCTGCTATTCTTTGAGTCATTTCATATCCGTCCATATTTAATGTAATATTACTAACTAATGCAACTTCTTTATCAGCAAATTCTACTTTAATTGGTCCACTTAATACTTTATTTAAATTTTTAAATTGTTTTAAATTTGATAAATCAGCTTTTGATATTGTTGTTATAGCATTTTTTACACTTTCAAAATCTTCTTTACTACCTCTAAGTACAGCATTAATATTACCAAAAGCAGCACCAATTCTTTCAAGATCATCAGATTTTTTTGTTATTAATCCAAGTGTTGCTGCAAACATTGGTAATCCAAATACACCACCAGCACCCATTAAAGCAACAGAACCAGCAATTGCAGAAATACCACCAGCAATTTTAAATAATGAATCACCAGCACCTTTAGCACTACCAATTAATGTAGCAAAACCTTCTGCCATTTTTCCAGTACCTTCTGCCATTTTTCCAATACCTCTTGCTGCTAAATTAACAGCACCACCAACCATTAAAGCAGCACCACCAAATGCTAATAAACCGGGTGCTGCAGCAGTTGCTGTACTACCTAAAGCAGCTACACCAACACTTAAAGCAACAGCAATACCTGAAAATATCATTAATGAATTTACAATTTTTTTTAATGTTTCTCCTTGTTCGGGAGTTAGTTTACTCATAGCATCAGCAAGTGAACTAATTCCTTCTGCAGCAAGCCCAACACCAGCACCGATACCAAGACCAGCAGCACCAACACCAACACCACCCTTAAGCATACCCGTACCTCTACCTGCAGCACGTGCACCAGCAGCTTTACCTTTAGCTAGTGTTTGGGTAGCAGTTGATCCAACACCACCACCTTTTTTACCAAAAATATTTTTACCAGCATTTATTAAACCTTGTGATGCACGATTTAAACCAGCACTTACTCCTTTCCATAATAAAGCACTACTCGCTAATATTCCAGCACCTTTTAAAAAACTACTCATATCCCATTCTTTAATAACATCACCTAATTTAGTAATAAATGGTCTGATTGTTTTAAGAACATCATTTACACCTCTTAACATTGGTAATAATATTGCTTTAAATTCTTGAATAGTTGCTTTATATACATCATCAAATGTTTGTGCTTGTTTTGCTCTCTTATCTAATGATGATTTTTCTGTTTTTAATATTTCTAATTCATTTTTTGTTAATTTATTTATATCTTTTGTTGCATTTCCTATATGAACTGTAAATTTACCTGTTTGTGTATTAAATTCTGCCATTCCTTCTATTAAATCCTTTTCAGCATCAGATAATCCCATTCCAATCATTTGTTGGCGCATTTTTTGTAAATCAGCCATACGATATGCTTGTTCTGTTAATTCTTCTGTTGACATACCTAATGATTTAGCAACTTGAGCAACACGATCACGATCTGCTGGTGATATAAATTTTTGAAATGTACCATCAGATGTTTCTCTAAATTGAATAAGACCTTTAGTCATATTAGCAATATTTTTACTAAATTCTTCTGGCGCATTACGTGCTTGATATAACATTTGAAATGGGTCTGTTTTTGCAAATTCACCTCCCATAACTTGTAATTGGGCAGTCATGTCAACAACATTTTCAAGATTTCTTGCTCTTTCAGCAACATCTAATGCTGAACCCATATCAATTCTAAATTTTTCAGCATATTGAGCCATTTTTGCAAATCCTTTAACACCAGATTTAAATGTATATGTTTGTAATCTTTTAAAATTATCAGTAATGTTATTCATTACTTTTGTTGTATTTACACCCATCAATTCTGATGTTTCAACAACTCCTTGTGTATAATCCATTGCTGCTTTAGCATTTAATCCCATAAATTCAAATTGTGCAGCTAATTTAGCACCTTGTTCAACACCTAAACCAGTTCCCTTTCCAATTTTATATACATCTTCAACCATTTCTGCTGATAATATACGTGCACGACCAGTTTCATTTGCATATGTTTCCATTATTGTTTGTACATCACCTAAATTACCACCTAAACGTGCCACATATTGAGCAGAACCTTCAAAAGATGCTCTCATTAATTCAGCTTTTTGACCACTTAAACCAAGATTTAAAATAGTATTACGAATTGCTTTATCAGATTCCATTAAATAATCCCAAATCAATTCAAATCCACCAGCAACCTCTTTTACTGAACGATCTAATGTTTTTAATGATTTATTAAATATATTTTGTTTTCTATTAATATCACTATAAATTTTATTTCGTTTTTCAATATCATTGGTGATACTTTCATCTACTTCATAACCTTCTTGTTTTAAATTATTAATTTCTTCTTGATATGCTTGAAGAAGTTCATATTGTTTTTGAAGATATTTTTCTTGTTTTAATGTTTTTAATCTAATATCAAATAATGCTTCACCACTATTTATTTCTCTTTCTAATTGAGCACTAATTTCTCTTAGTTCTTCAATTCTTTCAGAGTTTAAATCATTAATATCTTTAATTTTTTTTCTTCTATCTTCAGCCATTTTATTTTAATCTTTTATATAAATACAAATAACCAAGATTTTATCTTGGTTATTGTGGAATATTATATGGTTGTGTTGATGTATTACTATTGTTTTTATTTGCTTCTTCTTCTAGTTTTTCGGCTTCTTTCTCTAATAAATGTAAATAATATCTTCTTTTATAAATTGGAATTATTTCAATATATGTTGCTTCAAATTTACCGTGTCTTGTTAAATAATAAATTTCTTCATCAACCATTTTTTTGTAATCACCCGCTAACTTTCGGGGAAAAAAAAATCTATACCAATTGTTAAATTAGCTTCAAATTTAAAACCATCTTTAGCAATAAATGGATATGACATATCAATATCAGGTGAAACATCTTTTATTTTTCTTCTAATTGTTAATGAATCTCTAGCTGGTATAGCATTAATAAATCGTTCAATATAATTTCTATCACTATTACCATCAATAGAAATTATTGATGCTTTTAATTTCATTGTATTATATTCACTAAATTCTCTATTATATGCTTTTTTAATTTCTTCTGCTTTATTGAATATTTCAATATCTTCTCCCGAACTTAATAATCTAAATTTAACATTCTTTTTCCTCATTGGAATATAAACATTAAAATGACCATTTTCATCAGGACTTTCACTTATTTCTTTATATTTTAATTTACTTAAATCAGCAGTTGTTTTAAATGGTGTACCAGTTCTTGGATCAGGCACTTCAACAGGATATTCAAGACCATATGATGATGTTCTTAAAAAAAGTAATATTGCATTTTTATCACCGGGTAAAAGTTCTTTAACTTTAATACCTTTAGTTTTTATTTTTCTTTTTAATAAAATATCTAAAACAGTCCCATTTTCAATTAATGAAGGTGTTGTTAATAAATCTTCATCTTTAGCTGTCATATATTCAACTTCAACTTTATCAATTTTATGTTCATATAATAAACCTTTTGATGGAAGTGGGACAATTTCATGTGTTGTAATTAAATCCGGATCAGTTTCTTTTTCCATTGCTGATTGATAATTATTTGGATTATATGATCCAGCATCTGGTATTGATGTTGATTTAGCAGTGTTTTTATCTTCAGTATTACTACTATTATTATTAGAATTTTGTTTATATTCATTAACCACATCATTTATTGATTTTTTTTGTGGTTGATTTGTATTTTCATTATTTTCCATAATTATAATTTTTTATAATAAATACTTAAAATTTATTTTTTATTCAAGATTTTTATTTAAAAATCGTATAAGTAAATAGTTAATTAATTATTTAATATGGGAAAAAATAAAAATAAAAAATTTACTGAAGAAAAAGATTTTAACAATATTTTATCATATAATAATGATTTAAATATTCAATCAATAAAAAAAGAAATAGAAAAAATAATACCTAATAATATAACAGTAAAAGCTAAAAATGATAAACAAATAAAATTAATAAATTCAATTCGTAATAATGAAATAACAATATGTGCTGGTCCGGCTGGAACTGGAAAAACTTTTGTTTCTGTTGCATATGCATTAGCACTTTTAAGAAAATTAAAAAATAAATTTAGTAAAATTTATTTAGTTAAATCAGTAACAACATTAAAAGGTGAAGAACTTGGATTTTTGAGGGGTGATTTAAAAGAAAAGATGGAACCTTTTATGTGGAGTTATTTTATTAACATGGAAAAAATTATAAAAAAGAATTTAATAAATCAATTACTTGAGACTGATATTATAAAACCATTTCCACTTGCATATATGAGAGGTGTAAGTTTAGATAATAGTATTATCATAGCTGATGAAACACAAAATATTACTATGGATAATGCTCGAACATTACTTACACGTATTGGAAATAATAGTAAATTAATATTACTTGGTGATATTAATCAAATTGATATGAAAAATAAAGAAGAAAGTTCTCTTGAAAAATTATTAAATATATTTCAAAATGAAACTAAAATTGGTGTTATTAACATGAATATGGAAGACACTAATGTTAGAAACCCATTAGTATCAATGATTGAAGAAAAATTTTTAGAATATTATGAGTCAAACGAAAAGTAAATTATTAGTAATTTATATCGGAGTTGCTGGTATTAGATCAGAAGATATTGCTGATTATGTACATAAAATTACAAATCAAATATCACCATTAACAATTGAAAGTGAAATTATTACAATTCCAGTTAATTCATATGATACTCGTATTGAATGTATTAACCCCAAATATATTACAAATGATAAATTAATAAAACAACATACTAAATTAATGAACGAATTACATATAGAATTAGAACATCAAATAAAACAAATAAAGGAAAATAATGAAACAACAGAAAAAAAATAAAAAACTTAAAATTGGTATAGACATCAATGAAATTTTAAGAGCAAGATGGCTTCAATTTGATAAATTTTATGTAGAAGAATTTGGTGAAGATGGTGTACCTGAAAAAGAACCATATGTTTATGATTTTTTTAAGGGATATAAATGGGAAGATAAAGTAGAAGAAATAAAATATCTTAAAGAAGACCTCCCTGATGATATAAATCCACTTGATTATCAAATTGATGAAAAAACGGGTGAAGCACCTGTTGATCATCTTGCTTTTAAAAAAGAAAAAGAAAAATTAACTGCAAAAGAAACATATAATAGATTTATGTATGAAGACTATGTATTTGAAATACATGGTTCAGCACCAATTATGTATAAACAAATGGATTTACATGTTGAAAAATTTTATTTAAAATATTCAGAACATGTTGATTTTATTTTAAAATCAAAAGAAAATTGGTTTAGTGTACCACCGACACTATTTTTCTTAAGTAAAATATTTAGTAGATTTAAAAAATATCATTTTGTTTTAAATAATAAGGAAATGTGGGATGATATAGATATTTTAATAACCACTGATCCAGATATAATTAATAATGATATTCCTGAAGGAAAAAAATTAATTAAACTTGAAAGACCTTATAATAAAAATGGTAAAACAGGTGAAATTGATGATAAGATTCTTCAAATAAACGATTTAAACGGTAATAAAAAATTTGAAAAAATAATTAATTATAAATTAAAAAAAGAAAAAGATGAGTGAAGAAAAATTAAATAATGAAGCACAAAATGCTGAATTAGAAAAGATTAACAAAGTAAAAGAATCTTTAAAAAAAATAGAAAATAAAGATTTAAAATTTATTTATACCATTCCTGAAACAGAAAATCCATCTGCTTCGGTATATGAAGTATATTTTCATGCAACTGTTGCAAAAAAAATGGGTTATAATGTAATTATTTTAACTGAAAAAGAAAATTATGAAAAACCCAAATGGATTGAAAATGAATTATTAGATCATGAACATGTACCAATGTCCAATAATAAATTAAATGTTGGACCTGAAGATATTATGATTATACCAGAAGTATTTTCAAATGTAATGGAACAAACAAAAAATCTTCCATGTATGAGAGTAGGATTATTACAATCAGTTGATTATATGTTAAATGCATTAGTACCGGGTACTGATTGGTCAGCATTTGGTATTAAAAATATTATAACAACTTCTCAAACATTAAAAGATTTTATTGAAACATTTTATGGTAAAAACAAATTCAATGTTTCTATATATAATCCAAGTATTCCAAACTATTTTGAAAAAAATGATAAACCACAAAAACCTGTTATTTCAGTAATTGGTAGAAACCCTAATGAAATTTCAAAATTTGTAAAATTATTTTATTCAAAATATCCACAATATAGTTGGGTTACCTTTGATCCAATGCTTACAAAAAGTAAACCAGCAAAATCAATGAGAAGAAAAGACTTTGCTGAAAGATTGAAAGGTAATTTTGCTGCTGTTTGGATTGATAGAATTGCATCATGGGGTACATTTCCATTAGAGTGTATGAAAAGTGGTGTTATTCCAGTTGGTTTAATTCCAGATATAACACCTGAATATCTTTTAGAAAGAGATGAAAATGGTGAAATTAGTAAAATGAAAGAAAATGTTGGTATTTGGAGTAATAATTTTTATGACCTTCCAACATTTTTAGGGGAAGCATTAATTAAATTTCTTGATGATAGTATTGGTGATGATCTTTATAAAAATATGGAAAACATTGCTTTAAATTATACACCAGAAAAATCAGAAGAACAAATAGTTAGTGTGTATAATAATTTAATTAATGAAAGAAAAAAAGTTTTTAATTCAGCAATTGAACCATCAAAAAATAATACAGAAAAAAATAAATAATAAATAAAAAAATATAAAATAATGAATACAAGTGTAATTATACCAATACATGAATATAATGAAAGCATTGAAAAATATTTAAAAAATGCAATTTATTCAATATCTAAACAAGAAAAAATTAATAAGTTACCAAAAATTTATTTGGTATATGCTAAATCAATAAAAAATGAAATTGAAGAATTTTTAAAATCTCCCAATGAAAATGAATATAAACCTGAAATAGAATGTGTTATTAATAATGGTGAAACAGATTTTCAATCGCAGGTTAATTTAGGTGTTTCAAAAGTTGATACTGATTATTTTTCAATTCTTGAATTAGATGATGAATATAGTACAACATATTTTTATAATGTTGAAAAATATATTAAATCATATCCTAATATTGATATTTTTCTTTCAATGATAATTGAAGTTAATGAAAAAGATCAAGCTATGAAAATTACTAATGAAATTGTTTGGGCACAACAATTTGTTGGTGAAAATGGTGAAATGGGTTTTTTAAATTTAAATGCAATTAAACAAAATACTGATTTTAAAATTTCCGGTGCTGTTATTAATAAAGAGGAATTTGAAAATCTTGGTGGATTAAAAAAGAATATTAAATTAACATTTAATTATGAATTTTTACTTCGTGCTCTTAATAATGCATGTAAAATATATACAATCCCTAAAATTGGTTATAAACACCTTATAACTAGAAAAGATAGTTTATTTGACAAATATAGTAAAACAATGTCAATGGAAGAGAGAAAATTTTGGTTTGAAACGGCTAATAAAGAATCTAATTTTACAAATGATAGAATTATTGATACATCAAATTTAAATCAAAAAAATGTTGAATAAAAATAATATTGGAGGAAATATATATTAATGAATATTATTAATGAAAAAAAAAGAAAAAGACTATTACTTTGCAGAAAAAGAAGAACAAGCAGTACTTGATTATATTAAATCAAATTCACGTGAAGAAAAAAATTTAATTTATAATAAAGTATTAAAAGAACCATTTAAAAAAATGATTCAATCAATACTTAGAAAATATCCTATTCATATTGGTAATTATGAAATAGAAGAAATTGAACAAAATGCTTTAACTCATTTAATTGAACATATGATTAAATATAAACCATTTATTATTGAACGTAGAAAAATAATTCATGCTGGTAATGAAAAAAGAAAATGGTATAAATTGGGTGATAGAGGAAGATTTATGAATATTGATGATGCTAATAAAAAATTAGAATCATTAAATAAAAATGATGATGAATATCATTATAGATTATTCTGTTCAAAAGCATATAGTTATTGTCAAACAATTGTTCGTAATTATTTTATAGATCATAGTAAAAAAAGTTATGGGGATAAAAAAATTAATTTATCATATGATGATTATTTAGAAGAAATTAATGAAAAAAATGAATATCAATATGAAATAGAAGAAAAAGATTATTATTTATTAGATAAATTAATAAATGATGTTGTAGTAAAAATTCAACAAATGATTGTTGATACACAGGGAATGAAAAAAAATGAAATAATTGTAGGTGAAGCTGTTATTAATATATTAAAAAATTGGGAATATCTCTTTTTAGAAGATAGTCCAAGTGGAAAATATGATAAAAAAGTAACAAATAAATTTGCAAAAAATAAAATATTATTATATTTAAAAGAACAAACAGATTTGTCAACTAAAGAAATAAGAACCGCACTTAAACCATTTAAAGAATTATATTTTTTGGAAAAAATAAAATACATGGATGAATAATTAATGTCAAATGTATTTATTATAAAATAAATATAATTATGGCACGACCAAAAAGAAAAAAAATAAAATTTAATGAAGAAAGTGTTAATGACCTTCTTCAAGAAATTTATAACGAAAGCCACAATATTAAGGCAAAAATTACTCGTTTATTTACAAAATGGGAAAAAAATGCCAAAGAAGGTGGTGAAATAGCAGCAATTGGTGATCAAATTGTTAAATTAATTAGTGCTGAAGCTAAAAATCAAGATCAAAAAATAATGCTTCTTAAATATTTAAAAGAAGTTGTATTTAATAAAGAAAATACAAATAATTCTAAAGAGAATGAAAAAGAAGTTTCAACTGAAGATAGAAATCAACTAATTGAAATGGTTCATCAACATACATTAAAAAATGATAAAAATATAAAAAAATAATGATTAATAATGAGTTTGGCTGACGATAAAAAAAATGTATTTAATACAATTGGTGCATATACTTCAATGAATGAAGAACCTAATTTGCCCGAAACAAATAATACATTAGATTCAGTTAATAATAAAAATGATGTTGGTGGTTTTTTAATTGATGTATTAGGTGTTACAGTTGGTACAACAGCACTTCAAAATTTAACTGGTGAACTTTTTACTAATTTTGCAGAATCTGCTGAACCTAAATTAAAAGAAGCAACAAAAAAACAATTAACAAATTTTAATTCTGGTGATCCATTACCAGAAAGTTTTAAAAATGGTACATCTGTTTCAGCTAAAGATATTGATGTGTCTGGAAAATTAAAAACTAATCCAAATTCAGCAAGTGGTAAGTTATTATATGATAATAGTAAACCAAATTTTGATCAAAAAGCTCGTGAAGCTATAACAAATGAAGGTACTGATATACAATATAATAATGTGTTAATTAATTATGATTCTAATTCTGATTCATTTAATTTTAAACCAAGTAGTGGTTCTGAAAACCAAAATATTGGTGATTTTATGAATGGTTTTGTTGATAATACAGAATTTATAAATAAAAAAGAATTTACAACAAAAACATTAGATAATGTATTCGGTAGTGCAACATCAAACCAAGATAAATCAATTGAAGAAATAACAGAAGAAGAGGAATTAAATAGATTAATACAACAAGTAATTGATGGTGATGATACATTTGTTATACCCGAAGATGAATTTCAAGATATAATAAAAAAAGCACAAGAATTAAAAGATGGTGTTGTAAATTATGATATGGGTTGTGGTTTAGTGCAAACTAAATTACCAATTGATGATTTTGATAATTTAATTTCAAATATATCGGGTTCTTCAGACCCCAATAATGTTGGTAATAAAATTAGTGATAGTATTAGCAAAAGTTTTGATGAGACTGATAATGAAAATGTTGGTGCTGAAAATATGGAAAGTGTAAAAAATGGTTTTTTTGCTAGAATTATTAATTTTATTAAACTTCAATTAGGGAAATTATTAGCATTTTCTCCACAAAGTAGAATGTTATTGGCTCTTTCTAGTTCATTTCAAAATGGTGGTATACCACAAATTGGTAATCCCAAAAAAGACTTAGAAAGATTTAAAACATATATTAAATGTTTAATTAAGGAAGCATTATCATTATTATATGAATTTATTTTTAATTTAATAGTTGCTTTTTTGGTTAAATTAATAACACCAATAATTAAAGATATAATACAAGAAAAAATAAACCAATTTATTAATATAATAAAAAGTTTAATTAGTTCAGAGATATGATAACAGATCAAAAAGTAAATAAAAATATTGTGGGTGTTTATTTAATTGATGGAAAACTAAATGGCACACAATTAGGAACAACAAAAAAACCAAATTTTTTTAGAAAAATATTTATATTTTTATTTTTGGGATGGAAATGGGTTTCATTAAAAAAACTAAAAAAATAATAATTAATGGCAATAGATTATACAAATATTGATTCAGTAATACAAGGTTTTGATAAAGTACTAAATTTATCAAGTATTGGTGGTCCACCAACAATACCAACACCACTTATTTTAGTGGGTGTACCACGTAGAATTGGATTATCACCAACTAAAATTGCATCAAAAATTATTGCTAGAAAATCAGAAGCTGGTTTACCTGTTGGTGCATTACCTTCTGGTAGTGTGAATCCTGATGAAATAATGGAAAGAATTAGAATTGAAGAAATTATAAACGCATTACAACAAGATGCTGTTATTACTGTTGGTTTACCACCGGGAATAACAGTTCAAGCAAGTGGTATTGGTCCAAGTGGACCAGTTACTGTTGTTGGTTCATCAATATTACCATTTAAAGGATATGGAGTAATACAATAATATTATGGAATATTATAGCAAATATACACCAACTGATTTATTAAAAATTGCTAATGATATTAAATCAGAGCATGAAAAAATAAAAAAAACTATTATTGATGATACACATGAAGCTGATAAATTAAAAGATAAAATTAATAAAAATCTTTTGAAATTAGAAGAACTTGAAAAAAAATATGTCAATATAGTTGAAGAAATCGATAAAAGACAATAAAAATGTCATTAAATAAAAAATATTTACAAACAAGTAAATTATATGAAAAAACTACTGATGATGTTACTAATACACGTAATATTTATTATGGTGAAGTGTTGTCAATTGATGACCCAACAGATGGTGGTAGAATAAAAGTAAAAATATTAGGTTTTGATAATAAAATAACTGATGTAAATGATTTACCATATTGTTACCCCCTATTACCCAAATTTTTTCATGTATTTCCCAAAGTTGGTGAAATGGTTAGAATTTTTATAGAAGATATTAAATATCCACAAAGAAGTCGATTTTGGATGGGTAGTATTATTTCACAACCACATAAGGTTGAATATGATTCAATATATACAGCACTTTCAACAACTAATATGGGTTTAACAGCACCTGAAACAGCACCGTCTACATATCCTGATGCCCAAGGTGTATTTCCTCAAAAAGATGAAATTGGTATTGTTGGTCGAGTAAATACTGATGTAATTTTAAGAAATAATCAACTTGAATTTCGTGCTGGTAAACATGAAAATGATAACCCTCTTAAATTAAATATTAAAAATCCAGCAGCTATTACTTTATCATTTGATCAAAAAGAAGACGAAGATGAATATTATAGTAATACTGTTGTATTAAGTGATAAAATTGCATTAATATCACACTCCGGTAACCCAAAATTTAAAGCAGCAAGATTAAATATAGATGATCGTACTCGAATTTTTGATGATGGACATCCTTTAGCAAGAGCAGATGTTTTAATTGAAGCATTAAATATATTTAGAGAAGCAATTATCGCTCATATTCATGGATATTCAGGTATTTCTGCTGATAAAAATTCAATTATTAATGATTTAGAAAATATTAATCTTGAAAATATTGTTCAAAATAATATTGTAATTAATTAATTTTTTATTAATTTTGCTATATGAATAACATACCATTTGAAATTTTTCAAAAATTTAATGATATAAAATATTATGATGAACCTCATAAATATTATTTAGATGGCAATGAATATATTTCAGTTACAACATTAATTCATAAATATCAAGAAGAATTTGATAAAAATTATTGGTCTGATTATAAAGCAAATGAATTTAATGTACCACAATGGAAAATAAAAAGAGCATGGGATTTCATTAATAAAAAGGGTACAATGAAAGGATCAATAATACATGATTATGCTGAAAATGCGTTATTAAATAAAGTTTTTGAATATCCACAACAAGAAATTTATAATGAATTTGGATTTGATCCTATATATTTTGAATATTTAAAAACAAAAAAACACGTTGATAAATTTTTACAAATATCAAAAGATAAATTAATTCCGGTTAAAACAGAACTTGTTATATATGATAAAGAATCAAAAATTGCTGGAATGGTTGATCTTCTCTTTTATAATGTAAAAGAAAACGAATTTCAAATTTGGGATTGGAAAACAAATAAAGCATTTTATAAAAATAATCCTCATCAAAATTTATTGGGAAATCTTAATATGTTAGAGGATTGTGATTTAGAATTATATTCACTTCAAATGGATATGTATAAATATATAATTGAAAAAAATACTTCATTAAAATTAGGTAAATCATATTTAATTTGGGTGTCACACAATAATGATAATTTTAAAATTATTGAAGGACAGGATAGAAAATTTTTTGTTGAACAAATTATTAGGGAAAGAATAAATACTTTAAACTAATGACAAATGATGATGCAAATTTTTACATTAATTTAAATAATAGATTATTAAATTTAAAAAAACTAAAAATTATTGATGATTTTGAAATTAATATTAATGATCGTAAATTAATAATTGATAAAACTATTATACCCCAAAAAACAATCAAAAAAATTAATATTGATTTTATTATAACTCAAGATGGTTGTAAATTTAAATAAATAAGCCATTCAAATAAATGAATGGCTTATTATATTTTAATTTAAAATTACAATTATTAGAGATTGAGTATACATCTCCAAGGTTGTATTGTTAATGTAATATTCGTTAAATCATCAGTAGTATAATCATTATCACCAAAGTCAATATTTGTAATCATTGCTTGTTCAATAAACCATTTTTCAACTTCAATTCCGGTTGGGTCTAATGCTTTAAGTAGAATATTTTTCTTATATCCAGCAGCATATCCCATTCTACCAGTAAGAGATTCTGCATGTAATCGAACCCATTCCATTAATTGTTGAGATGTTGAAGGACCTATTGGATCAAGAAATGTAATATCCATTGTATCCCAAGTATATCTACCAGCAACATAATTTTGTTGGTTGACAAATGGAATTTCAATTGAATTTATTTTCATTGTTGGTCTTTTAAATTTTTGTACCTTCCAAACTTCAATACCTAATTCATCTGAAAATTCTGCAAAGAATCTATTAGTTCGTTTCGGTTCATATTCAAAAGGTATTCCTCTAATTAGTTCTGCCATATTATATATTATTTATTATATTCATTTATTTTATTATAAATACTTGTTATATTAAAATATATTAAATATTATTTTGGTAATCTACCAGTACGTTGATATTTTCTTAATTCATCTTTGCTTAAATCATTAATTGTTTTTTCTTTTGGTTTTTCCTTTTTTTTAACTGTCTTCTCTTTTAAATTTTTTTCTTTTTCTACTATTTTCTCTTTTGGTTTTTCTTCATTTTCAATCTTTTTTTCTTCATTGATATTATTAGAAGTTATTGAAAAATTTTCTTCATTAATTGGGTTTTCAATAATTTCTTCATTTCTAAAACTATCTTCGTTAGTGTTATAATTTTGATCAAGAATATCTTTTTTCTTTTTTTTCGCCATAATATTGAATTTTAATTAATTTTATTATTTTTTTATAAATACTTGATTTTTTTATTTTTTCTATTATATTTGTATTTATTATTAGTTGGTTTCAATTAAATTTCAGTATTATGGCAACATTTATAAAATTAATATGTAAAAATTGTGGTAATGAATTTGAAGTAAGAAAGGGTAAAGAAAAAAAGACTTGTTCATCTGATTGTAAACGGGAATTAAGAAAAAAACAAGACTTGAAATATTATATTACTAAACCATGTGAAAATTGTGGTAATGAATTTACTTCAAAAATTAAAGAAAATAAAAAATATTGTTCATATAAGTGTTCTGCAAATGCTAAACATAAAAAAGCAATAGAAAAAAGATATTGTTTAGAATGTGGTAATGAATTTGAAGAACGTAAAAAATATAAACGTAATTTTTGTTCTGAAAAATGTAGAAAAAAATGGAATAGTAGACCAGAAAATAAAGAAAAACGAATTAATAAAAGTAAAAAAGTATTAAAGAATAAATATGGTGTTGATAGCCTATTTAAATTAACAAATTTTCAAAAAAAAATACAGGAAAATAGAAATAATAAATATTGGAATAATTGGGAAATTATTAATAATAAAGTTAAAAAGACAAAAAAAGAAAAATATAATAATGAAAATTATAATAACTATAATAAAATAAAACAAACAAAAAAAGAAATTTATAAAGACGAGAATTATAATAATAGAATTAAATTCTATGATACATTAAATGATAAATTAAAAAATAGATTAGAAAAAAAGAAATATGAATTAATTAGTATTAACCATGATAATGTATTAACAATAAAACATCCGGATGGTCATATATTTGATATTCCAAGATCATTATTAATTATAAGATTAAACGAAAATAGAGAATTATCAGTTAAATATTTACCATATTCACCAAATATTTCTAATTATGAATTAGAGATATCAAAATTTTTAGATGAACAAAATATTAAATATCAGAGAAACGATAAAAAAATAATAAAACCCTATGAATTAGATTTTTATTTACCAGATTATAAAATTGCTATTGAATTTAATGGTTTATATTGGCATTCTGAATATTTTAAGGATAATAAATATCATTTAAATAAATTGAATTTTTGTAATAAACAGGGTATTCAATTAATTCAAATATTTGAAGATGAATGGGTATACAAAAATGAGATTGTAAAATCGATATTATTGAATAAATTAAATTTAACGCCAAATAAAATATATGGTAGAAAGTGTAAAATTTATAAAATTAATGTTAATGAATATAAGTCGTTTTTAAATGAAAATCACATTCTTGGTGAAACTAATAGTAGTGTAAAAATTGGACTATATTATAATAATACATTGGTTTCAGTTATGGGGTTTAAAAAATATAAAAATAATTATACATTAAATAGATTTTCAAATAAAAAAAATACTAATGTTATTGGTGGTGCTAGTAAACTTTTGAATTTTTTTATTAAAAAATATAAACCATTAAAAATCATAACATTTGCAGATAGAAGATATAGTAATGGTAATTTATATCAAAAAATTGGGTTTGAGTTTAAGGGTGATATTAAACCAAGTTATTGGTATTGCGATTATAGAAATATAACAAAATATCATAAATTTAATTTTAGAAAAAATAAATTGGGTATTACAAATAAAACAGAACATAAAGAAATGTTAGATAATAATCTGCCTAGAATATATGATTGTGGATTGAAGAAATATGAATTAATACCATAATAAAAAAAGGGGTCGATATCGACCCCTTTTTTTATTTATTTTTACGCACCAGCCTCATCAAAAGATGCACCTGACGGTGTAATGGTAAAGGTAATGCCGATAAACTCTACAGCACGAGTAGGTTTAAGGAATATTTCACCATAAAGTTCATTTCTATCCCTTGTTTCAGGTGTATTATTACTATCATCCATTTTAATTCTAAATTCTTGTAAACCACGTTCTCTTTTAATTGTATCAAGAACTGGTGTTGCTTTTGATAAAAACTGATCAATAGTTGCCTGATCATTTTGTTCAAAAACAAGTCTTGTTGCAATATTAGAAATTAATACTTTAATTTGAAGTAATAATCTACGAACATTAATTCTATCAAGTGCACTTTCTCTTACTTGAAGTGTCTTTTGACCAAATATTGCAGTACCAGAATCAGCAAAATCAGCCATTGGATTAATTCTACCTTCATATAAGATATCACGGGCATCAAGAGATAATTTATATTTTGATTTTCTTGCATCAGTAACACCACGTTGTAAACCAGCAGGTGCAAACCAAGGAAATTTAACGTTATCAGTATATGCCATTGCTTTTACAACTTCACCTGTTGGTGGAAGATATACATTAACATTATTTTCAGTATCCCTAATTTGAATATATGGAAAATATGTTGCACCATAACTTGAATCAAGTGCAGCAACATTAATAAGATCAGTAATATCTTCTGCTGCAAGAACATCTTTTTTAGTTTCACCAATTGTTCTTGGAATATCAACATCAGGAGTATCAATAATATATAATGTATCAGTTCTTTCATTTTCAATCATATTTAATGTATTTTGAACTAATATATTATTATCACTCCAATTTAGTCCCGGTGTTGCAAATAAGTTAATAGTTACTTCTTCAGGATTTGCAAAAGTATTAACAGCAGTTTCCCATGCTTGAAGATCATTTTTAGGTGTGATATTAGGATCAACACCATCAAAAATACCTGTTTGTTGAAATCCATCAATATTTGATCTTGTATTTCTATTAACATCCCATCCATCAAAACCACCTGAAGGTGCTAATGTAAATTTTCTTGATTGTATGTCATTATATGTATCAGTTGGATCAATAACATCATTTATATTACCAAATGGACCAGCACCAGTTTCAAATTCACCAATAATAGTATTACCATCTTTATAATTACCAGTTGCACCAGAATCCATATGGAAACCTTTAGTTTTAGTATAAGCACTAATAACATTATCACCGCCATTTTCCCAACCATTAAAATTAAAAATATTTTGATTTATACCATTTCCAACAAGACCATCACCGTCATAACCATTTTCTGAAATACCTAAATATACTCTATTTAATCTTTCATTTTGATTATATTGTGTTTTATAAAATAATTTAGGAGTAACACCTTCATTACTTTCATCACCTGTGATATTAGATGACCATTTATTTAAATGATATCCTTCAAAACCAGCAGGAAATGCTGTTTGTGGTATTTCATCAGCTAATTCAATCATTATATAATTACTTTGTAAATCATATTCACCATCTGATGTACCAATTCTTTGTCCAATAAAATTAGTTCTACCCTCAATTAATGAACATCTTGAAAATGATTCAAGTATTGTTTGTTCTGAATCAGTATCATAAAAATCTCGAATAATTACATCAAATTCTAATGTATCTGGTCTAATATTAGTTATACTTATTTTAATTTCTTCATTAGCTGAGTCACCATCAGATATTGATATAAATTTAAATAATCTGTTAATTTCACTACCCATAAGTTGTGATACAACCCAAGGTGTTTCAGGTGTTTTAAAACCAGTTTTATAATCAGTATATATATTAGATGTTGCTTCAATTAATTCAGTATTAATACCATAACCAATTCCATCAGCATCTAATTTTTTAATTAAATCAGGAAAAATTGCTTCTATCCAGATTTTAGTATTTTTATCTTTTGGTTCATCACCAACAACATTCGATATAAATGAACTAGCATTTGGGTCTAATGTTACTAAATAATTTTCAGAAATATCATCAGGATCGGTTGGTTTAGATGCATTTAATGTAAATTTACCAAATAAATTACCCACACCTGAATTAGTAGTATTACCAGATATTGTTAAAAGATCAGTGTCAAATATTGTATCTGATGATTCATTTACAATATCTTGTACATATCCTCTACTTCTTATTTTAGCTAATACCATTCCTTCATAATCAGAATATGAAGTACCTGTTAATGTAGTTGTTCTAGTTAAGACAGTACCACTACCAGTACTAGCACTGTATGTGGTTGCTGTAAATTCAATTAAATCACCTTCAAATTCAGTATCATTTATTTTTGTGAATCCAGTAAATGTTGAACCAGTATCACCAGTTTCATATATAGTATTACCTAAAAATACATTATTAGTAAATCCAGTTGTGCCTGTTGTTGAAGTAGTTTCACCAGTTGTAGATGGATCGACACCAGCACTCAATGTTATTGCCCATGCTTTACCAGCATCATATCCAGAAAGACCTAATACTCTAGTTACCCATAATTGACTAGATTCTTCTAAATATGCATTAGCTACATAAGGTAATTCATATTTAAGTTTTCCATTTGGAAACTTTTTTATTCTTTGAGTGCCAAATCTATCTCTGAATTGTCCTGCATCTTGTATAAAAACAGGTTCAAATGCAGGTCCTTTTATAGTTTCACCTACAAGACCTAATGTTGTTATACCCACATTACGTGTTACGAATGTTAAATCACGTTCTTTAAATTTCACTCCGGGTGAAGTAAATACAAATTCTGCCATGTTAATTAATGTTTATTTATTTAATTTATTTTTTTATTACATTTTTTAATAAATACTAAAAAATAATCGAAAAGGTGTTTTATCGTAATTATTATAACATTAGTATAATTTTTTGGAATTTCATATTTTTTAAATTTTTTTATTTAAAATTTTTATTTTTTTTCTAAAAAAATTTCATTTTTTATATTTTTTTGATAAATTTATGATTTTCTTTATTTTAGTATTTATAAAAAAAAATTCATTAAAATGAATAAATCACAAAAAATTAGAATAAGTCCAGAAACATTAAAAGATGATAAATATTTATATGTTAAATTAGAACAAGATGTAGATACTCTTGAAATAATGTCATTAAATATTAATACAAAGGATGCATATCAAGATTTTAATGCAAATTATGGTGTTTTAGTTGGTAGAGTCAATGCAAATAATGGTATTAGTGTTCCCAATGCTAAAATTTCCATTTTTATACCATTAAATGAAGAAGATGAAAATAATGATGATATTATTAGTATTTACCCATTTAAAAAACCAAGTGATAAAAATAATGAAGGTAAAAGATATAATTTACTTCCAAGAGTTGGTGAATTTAACCCAATAGCCAACGATATCAAACCCAAACAACCATTTGGTTCATTTCCAACAAAAGAAGAAATTATAACAAATCCAACATATCTTGAAGTTTTTGAAAAATATTATAAATATACTACTGTTACTAATAGTGCTGGTGATTATATGATATTTGGTGTTCCGGTTGGTACACAAACAGTACATATGAGTGTTGATATTACTGATATTGGTAAAAATTCAATGACACCAGAAGCAATGGTTAATGATTTAGGTTATTCACCTAATTTATTTATCAATAATAATTCAAGAATTAAAGAAAGTGATGATTTGGATGATCTTCCTCATATTGAAACACAAGATATATCTGTTGATGTTATACCTTTTTGGGGGGATAATGAAAACTTTGATATTGGTATAACAAAAGTTGATTTTAGAATTAGAGCAGCACTTGAAAATGTATTTTATGTTTTTGGAAGTGTTTTTACTGATAGTGAAGCAACTACATGGGGGAGAGATAGTGCTATTAATGGAATTAAAGATTTTTATACGGGTAATGATGAAATATTAGGAATGTATTCTAAAAGAGCAGGAAACGTTAAAGAAAGAATATATTATTACCCACCCGAAATTACAGATGAGGAAATTGAAAATGCTGACCCAAATGATGAAGATTTTTTAGAGAAAAATATGAAATTACTTGATCCATCAGAATATATTTCATATAAAAGAGGTGGTGATTTTGTTTTTATTATAAAATGTAATAGAGGAAGAATAACAACAGATGAATTTGGAAATGAATTTACTGGTGCTTTTACAACATTTAGAGGGTTTATTACATTAGAAATAACAAATAATGAAGCACCCTTACCACCAAGAAATTATTATACTAATATTGGCTATAATAAACCATACAGAGTTAGATTAAAATTTCCTCAATATGGGGATGATGGTAAATATTTTAGTCTTAATCGTGGTACTCAAAATAGAATTTGGAGAAAACAACATAAAATATTTGAAGCTGGTAAATTTTATAGTGTTTCTAAATTTCACGGTACTGTCTATAATGATAATAGTGGTACAATTGTAGATCAAAATGGTAATGGATTTTTTAGTGAAGATATAATTAATGATCCATTAAATCAATCACCGTATAATAATGTTGGTGTAATTGCAACTAATAATTACACTAATAATGGGTTTGAAGTTACTGGTAATGAACAGTATGATTTTCCATCAAATAGTGAAACAAATGGTGGCACAAAACTATTTGGAGCAAATTGGATGAATTTAAGTATCCATTTTCCACAATTAACACATATTCAGACAACCATATTAAATAATATTTTTACAACTGATTTTTTTCATAATCAAGAAAATGATAAACCCCAAGAAAATTATTATTATTTAAGAGATAATGAACAAATAATTGCAGATAATAAAAAAAATACAATATATTTTGCTCGTAATGATCTTCACTGGACAGATATTATTGAAGTCCCTGAGAATGATATTAGGGAAATGTTTGATATAAATGAAAAGGGATTTACAAATAATGAAATTTGGGGTAATACATTAGAAGGCATACAAAATAATTATTATCGCAATGGAGACCCTGAAAAAATCCCACTAGATTGGGGATTAGATAAACCATGCCCATATAATGGAGGGAAAGAAGATGGTGACCCCAATAGTTCAGAAGTTGATACAAAATACTATTTTTATAAAGGATTTGATGATTCTGATTGTATTTCATATCTTTTTGAATTGGGTCTTATAGAACAATAAAAAAAACCCATCGAATTCGATGGGTTTATGTTTTATTACTGTTTTGCCACTGTATATATACCACCTATAGGGAGTATATCATAATCTGAAGGTTCTATAAGTTTTAATTTTAAAGTATCTCCCTCAAATGAGTCATAATTCATAATTTGAAATTCAACATATTCATCACCAAATGAATCATAATTTATAATTAAATCTTCTTCAATAGTATATTCAAAAGTATTATCCCCATTTTCACATTTGTCATGAAGTGTCATTTCTGATTCGGTTACATTATGAAGATCAAGTGTAACAAGATTATAATCATCAGTCAAATAATTACCACAACTATAAGTAGTAATTCCATTAAACAGAAGAGAAATAAAATCCCAATTACCAACTAAATCCTCTGGTTTAATTTTGTTTTCTGTTTCTTCATTGTTGTTGTCTTCTTCAGGGGATGGAACAATACTTTCATCACATGAAGAAATAATTAACATTAATAAAAGTCCAAATAATAATACTAAATTTTTCATAATTTTTTTATTTTATAGTTTATAATTAATTAATAATACGATATTTTATAAATTTTGTTACAAATATTTACAAATATTTTTTTTGGTATTTATAATAAAATATAGGAAAGTGGATAAGAACATACAAATACAATTAGGTAGTGAAAAAAATGTTAATTCTACAAATGTTGATACATATGATAAAATTATATTAAATAATCAACGTAATGAAATATTAGAATATAACATTAGAAATGTTTTAAGTACTACTGAAGTTTTTGAAGCAGAAAGACAAAATACACAAATATATAGAATATATGGTAGTCTAAATTATTTATCTACATTAAATGGTTTATATAAAGAATATGTATATTTAAAAGATTTTTTTAGAAAACCAAGATATGAAGAATTAGTAAATACCAATGATTATAAAAATGTAATAAATTCATTTAAATTTTATTTGGTAAAACCCATTGAACATGAAAAGTTAACAGAAACCGAAAATGAATATGTAACAAAATATGAAGTTATTGCAACACCGAATGATTTTGAATTATTTAATGCAGGATATTCATTAAATATATTTAATGAACCAACATATAGTTTTATTTTTAATAAAGATTTTGATATTACTGATTGGATTGATGATTTTGGTTTTCCAATAACTGATTTATATCTTTATCCAGTATATAATAGATCAAATCATTTAATAAATATTGAAAATTTTGATCCATTTATTGAAACAATGAGTGCTACAACATGGTCAATTAGTGGTGATACAAATATTATTCCTTTTTCACCTACAAATTATAATATTGGTGATATTATTTATGGTAATAAAATTAGTTATCAAAAAAATGAATTTTTACAAACAAATATTAAACCACAAATATATTATATATCAACACCATACATAACTAACCCAATATCAACACAAGGTTCACAATCGCAAGATTCAGAAAAAAAAGAATTACAATGGAAATATAATCCATTTATTCCATTTAAATTGAGATATTTTAGTAATCAAATAAGTAGAGCAAATACGGGTGGAACAGCATATGATGAAATATCAGATATCCCATATTATGCAACAGATTTAGGAGATGGTAATATGATTTGGAGAGATATATTAGAACAAGGATATATTGATCCTCTTACTGGTGATGGTGTTGATTATCCTTTTGTAAATAAAAGGAGATATTTATTTTCAAATGTTTTATTAAATGTTACACCTAATATGGATCATCCAAATACAGCAGAAGTATTTAATGAAATTAAATTTGGTAAACCAACATCATTAAATTATAATCCATCAGACGATCTCAATAAAATAGGTAGACCATGCTAATTAAAAAAAATATAAAATATACTGGTAATAATATAAATATTCAAATTCCACTTAGTAATGATAGTGAATTTAGTGGTTATCAACAAGAAATTGAAGAATATACAAATATTAAATCAGCAGATTCAATTAATGATGCTACTGATGGTGAAGTATTTAAATTTAAATTAAATGATAATAATATTACTAAATATTTAGCTATTAAATTTTATTCATTTAATGATCAAATTTGGCAATCAAATTTTATATATGCTGGATTTGCTTCAAATGAAATTCCTACAGATTTAAAATTTTTAAATAGCTTTTTTATTTTTGATTTTTTTGATTCATATGAACCAGCAAATCAGATAAAAATATTTTCAACATATTTAACCAATTTAAAATCATTTAATATTGATGATGGACCACTACCAAGTAGTAAATATAAATTTGATCCACAATTTCAATTATATAATCAATATATACCAATTAATTATTTAGGAACTAAATCAAATGTTGATAAATATACTGGATATACTAGAATTAGTTTTTATAATGCAAAATCTGGTAATACTGTTGTTTTTTATAATGAAGATAATGAAGATATCACAACTGCCGAAAAATTACACTTTAAAACTGAAATTGATTTAGTTAATAAAACATGGAAATTTTTAACACCATCTTTTTTAGATGATAATATATCAACATTATATGCAAAAGAATTAGTAAATTCTGATAATTATCTTGAAAGATATAATAATACTTTTGAAAATTTTAATAATTTACAACAAAATTATCCTGATGGAAATACTTTTAATTTTGAAACTGGTAAATATGAAACAACCAGTTAACGTTCAACAGTAAAACCCAATTTTGTTTTTCTAAATGTTTTTGTTATTTCAAATTCATCTTCATTTTGAATAAATCCCTTAAGTTTTAAAGTATATTTAGAAACAAAAAATCTATCACCATCAACATTTTCAATAGAATTTGCTTCTTCAATACCATCTAATTCTAATGGAAAGGGTGTGCCATTAGTAAAAACATAGTCTTGTTTAGATGCAAAATTTTTTAAAACAATTTCATCATATAAATTAACATCAACACGATATTTTGTAAATAATGAAATTTCATATACCATATCTACATTTGTTGGTTCTGGCATTTTAAATCGTAAATATATTATTTCACCTTCATCAAGTATTGGTACATCCATATATCTAAATTTTCTTGGTTGTGGTATTCGTGCTTTATTACCAATACGAGTACCCGGTTTCTTATCAATTCTCCTTACTGTTATATATGGTGTTGGAACATTTTTATCATCATCCATGAATTTCCATGTTTTTGAAAATTCTCCCCAACGATCATTATCTAAATAAAATGTTGGTACTTCTTTACCATCAAGATATAATTTCATATCACCCTCATTAATATAATTATAAACAGCTTGATCCATATCTTCAAAATTAATTGTTCGTGGAAGATATTTTGTTTTTTCATCTGTTTTATTCATTAATTCTTCAATACGATCCATACCATATTTTAAATATTTTGTACCAATTTTTGGTGGATTAACATCCATTGAATATTTTACCTGCTTTTTCTTTGGTAATGACATATTTTAGTTTTATATATAAATACTCTTGTAATTTGTTTGGAATTGTTATATATTTGTCATTAAAATTAATAAACTATGTTAGTTACAGAAAAGAAACATTTTGAAGAAGATGGTAGTCTTGGTTATTATGAAACGATTTATGATTCATCTAATATTTTAAAAACCACTTATTTTCCTAAACAAAATAGATTATATATATCGTTCAATCGTGGTGGTGTTTATTCATATAATAATATTACTGAAAAAATATATGAAGATTTTAAAAATGCTGAAAGTCAAGGAAAATATTTTATACATGAAATAAAAAATAAATCAGATGAACATCCCTATAGAAAAGAATTTACTCTATATCCAGATGAAATAAAGATTTTAAAAGAAAAAAGAGATGAAAAAAAGAATTTATTAAACGATAATGAAAATCAAGAATAATGGAAAAAGAACATTATGAAAACATAATTGCACTATTAAAACAGACATTAGAGTTTTATGGTGATGAAAACACTTATACACAGTCAGAATCAGAAAAAGAATCAATTATTAAGATTTTTAAGGATAAAGGTGAATATGCTAGAAATATTCTTAAAATTATAAATGATTTAGAAAAATCTAATAAATCATTTGAAAATGATTATGAAAAATATGTAAATAATGAGCAAACTGATTTGAATGTTAATGATCAAACTAATAAAATATTAAACAAATTAAAAAATTTGAATAAATGGAAATAAAATATAAAAAATTAAATGATAAAGCAAAAGAACCATATAAAAAATATGATATTGATGCTGGGTTTGATTTATATGCAACATCAATAAATAAAACAAATAAATATATTGAATATGGTACTGGTTTAGCATTTGAAATACCAGAGGGATATGCAGGATTTCTTTTTCCAAGAAGTTCTGTTACTAAAGAAGATTTAATGTTAAAAAATGCTGTAGGTGTTGTCGATGCTTCATATAGAGGAGAAATTAGATTTAGATATATTAATGCTGTACATGATCTTGTACAACAATATGTACAATATGATGATTATATGATAAATGAAAAAATTGATTTAAATTTAATAAACAGACATTTAGATTATTATGAAATTGGTGATAGATGTGGTCAAATTGTATTTATGGAAATTCCTAAAATTAATCTTAAACAAGTAAAAGAATTATCAAATACTGAAAGAGGCATTGATGGTTATGGGGCATCAGGAAAAAAGTAGATAATATGGAAGGTAATATTTATATTAAAGGCAATTTATATACTGATGACACTTTAGAAGGTAAACATTTAAAAGAAAATGGTGTAGTAATTCATGTATATAAAGATTTTATATATAATAGTAAAGATAATATTGATCTTGAATTAGATGATGTTTTTATTAAAAATATTTTCGATACATTAGATATTAAGGATATTATAGCATTTAGTAATAAAATTTAATAAAATGAAATACTATCTATATATAAAAACAAGTCCATTTGGTTTGAAATATTTAGGTAAAACAACAAAAAATCCTTACATTTATAATGGTAGCGGAAAAATATGGAAAAGACATTTAAAAAAATATAATTTATCCTATATTGATATAAAAACAGAAATTGTTTTTGAAACTAATGATGTATCAGAATTAATTAAAATTGGAAATGAATTAAGCATAAAATATAATGTTGTTAAATCAAATGAATGGGCAAATTTACGAATAGAAAATAGTGATGGTGGTGATACCTCAAATTTTATTGATTATACAAAACCTAATTTTCATCAACAAAGTAGAGCAAAACATTTAAATACATTTAATTCTGAAGAAGATAAAAAAAGAAATATAGCTAAACGTACTTCAAAAATTGATTATTATGATCCAGAAAGATTAAGAAAAATTAGAGAAAATACTGATTGGGATAAGTGGAAAGAATCCATAAAAAAAAGGAAAATTGATTATGTAAATATGCGTAGAAATGTTGTAAATAAAAAAGCGATATTACAACTTGATTTAAATGGGAACATAATTTCTGAATTTGAATCAATTTCTAATGCATCAAAAATGCTTAATGTTGGTCGTTCTGGAATTATGCAATGTTTACGAAAAAGAAATAAAACAGCATTTGGGTATAAATGGGAATATAAAAATAAATATTATGATAAAAGCAGATAAATATTATATTAATAATTTAAAAAAGATTATTAATGAGGGTTTTTGGGATAAAAACCCAAGACCGAAATATAAAGATGGAACTCCTGCATATACTAAATTTATTACTCAAGTTGTTGAACATTACGATATATCAAAAAATGAATTTCCAATAACCACTTTAAGAAATACTGCAATAAAAACAGGAATTAAGGAAATTTTATGGATATATCAAAAACAAACATCAAATTTAGATATTGCACATAATATGGGTATTAAATGGTGGGATGATTGGGATATTGGTGATGGTACTATAGGTATAAGATATGGTGCAACCGTGAATAAATACAATATGGTTGATAATTTATTAAATTCTTTAAAAAATAACCCATATTCAAGAAGACATATAATGAATTTATATCAAGAACATGATTTATTTAAAAGTGATGGCTTATTTCCTTGTGCATATGAAACAATCTGGTCGGTGAGAAAAATTAATAATGAAATTTATTTAGATTTAACATTAATACAAAGAAGTAATGATTATATCATGGCTGGATATATTAATAAAATACAATATGTTGCACTTCAAATGATGATTGCATCTCATTTAAATTATAAAGTAGGTGTATTTTGTCATTTTATTCAAAATTTACATGTTTATGACAGACATGAAAATGCCATGAATGAAATTTTAAATAGAACACCGTTATATATCCAACCACTAATTAAATTAAAAAATAATAGAAATTTTTATGATTTTAGTGTTAATGATTTTGATATTGAAAATGTTGATGAAATAAAAAAAATAAATTCTGTATTAGAATTAGCAATTTAAAATAACAATTAATTATGAATGAAAAACTTAGAAACATAAATTTAATTAATGAACTTGATGCGACCTTTACTGATGTGAAAAATCAATTAATTGAAGATGAAAAACGTTGGGGTGACACATGGAAAGAGCGTGGTTTGGTATATAATGGTAATGATCAAGAGACACGTTGGATTGAAAAAATGAAAGAGTATTTTGAGCAATATAAAGAATGGGGTGAACCAATTCCTTGGACTAAAGTTATTGGCGAAGCACATATTGCTTTTGTAAGAGAAAAAGCAAATAAAAAAAAAATAAGATAGGGAGTTATTGTGAATGGATATTTATTTAATAATTGCACTTTTATTACTATGTGTGGCAATTGTAGTAATTGCAATTGCTTTTTTATTATATATAAAAAAAAGTACATTCATTCCCGATAAAGATAAGGAATTTATTGATTTCACAATTGAAATGTATATTCAATATGCTAAAGATTTAGATATTCATTCACCTAAACAACATGAGAAAATTGTTGAGCAACTAACAAAAATTAGAAATAAATATTTTAAACAAAAAGAGGGGTAAAAAAAATGATTACAGTAAGAAAGATATTACAAGTATATGATAATATTGAAGAACATCTACCACAAGAAATTTTAAATTTACAATGTGGAACAGAATTATATAATAAAAAACATTTAATAATTAAAGAATTTTTTAAAAATTATATTCAAAATAGATAAAATAGTTAATCTATACCCCGAACAAGATTTTTTAATTGCTGATGGTTTTGATGATGCAATAATAGGGGTTTATGACGATAAAAAATTAGTTTATTCAGTAACAAAATGTCTCGATATTCTAATTAGTAGAGATAAAATGACAAAAGAAGATGCATATGAATATTTCATTTTTAATGTTAGTGGTGCATATGTTGGTAATAAAACCCCTATTTGGGTTGATGATTTAATGATATAAATATGAAAGTAATTAATAATAGTGATAATATTGAGTTTATTCCTGAAAATGATTTAGATGTATTTAATTTAGGACAAATTAATTTTAAAGATTATAATTGTGAATTTTCCAAAGAAAATAAAATGATTAAACTTAGTACTACCATAGATTCATTATTAACAAAACTTTTTGAAAATAAAGATAATTTATATAAAAGTTACTAAAGAATTTAATTAAAGTTAAAATAATGGAAATTAAATTAACTCATAGAGAAGCATGTTTTAGTCTTGCAGAAGCCAAGGGAACAAAATTTATTGAAGTTCCATTAGGTCAAGTATGGTTTAATAGAACTTCAGGACAAGCAGATGTAATAACAGTTAAACCATCATATACTCGTTTTAACCTTGACATATTTGAAGTTAAGGTAACACGTTCTGATTTTCTTAGTGACATAAAAAAAGGTAAATATAAAAAATATCTCCCTTATTGTAATAGATTATATTTTGCAATATTAGATGGAATTGCAACTAAAGATGAAATTCCTGAAGGTGTTGGACTCATTAAATTTAGTAAAAATGGTTGGCATACTATTAAAGCACCAAAAAAACGTGAAATCAAATACATGGAACAAATGTTAATGGCATTAGCATTTTCAAATGGTAGAATATATCAACAAAAAAGATATGATTTAAGTAACACATCATATGGTATTAAAACCATAGATAAAAAAAGATTAAAAGGATTTGGAAAAGATATAAAGAAAATAATACTTAACTATAATAATCTTGAATTAAAATTTAATAATTTATTATATGAAGCCAGTGAAAAAATACCTTTTAATGATGAAAAAGAAAGAGAAGAATTTATAAAAAAATGGGAAAAATATTCATATCTATATTAAATTAATTCTTATAAATTTAAATCTATCATTCCTTTTCGATTTAAAATTTTTGCTCTATTAAAAATTGAATGATTTTTTAATTTAGGATATTTTTCCAGTATAGTTTTTAATCCTTTAAATTTTTCTTTTAACCACTCATCATCATTTAATATATCAGAAAATGCTGTTATTTTATTTAAATCATGTTTTATGATATTTTCAATATGCATTGGGTCGATTATGTGGTTTAAATCTGTGAATTTTTCAGACAATTCAGGTACATATGCTTTAATATTAGCAAGTTGATCACCACTTAATATTTTTTTAGCATAATCCTTTAATAAATCATATGATTCGGGATTGTATCTTAATATATCATATACTTCATCAGCATTTAATTCATTTATTCTATCATAATATTTTTTTATATATTTAGTATCCCTCATCATTAAATCATGCATATCTTCATGTGATATTTTCATATCAGGGTTTACTTTTTCCATTACTTCAATTAGTCTTATTTTTTTCATTTATATTTAAATTTTTTATTTACCTTTAGTGTTACTGTCAAATAATTGAATAACATCTTCTTTTACAGGAACTGCAGTAATTTTTTTCCAATATGGTTTAAATCCACCAATTGTTTTATCTGTTGTGTCAATAACATTTTCAGCATTTTCTATTTCGTAATATCTATATTTTGTTCCACTTAAATTATATTCAACATAATCACCACGATTAATTTCAAGTTTTTTTTCTTTTAATTCCTTTAAATAAACACCAAATTCTAATTTACCAGTATCTTCACGTGTAATACCACCACTTCCATCACCATAAAAAGATTGCTCATTAGGATTTACTGTTACCATTGCATCTATTTCAATGGGTGTAAAAAGTATTTTATCATTAGTTTTAGTTTGACCATATAATGAATGTGATTTAGTCTTAGTTAAATTAACTTTATATATTTTAACTTTTTGAACATTATCTGTTTGAAGGTAATTTCTACCATATTCAATATCTAAATCAAATGAATTTTCTGTCATAAAAAGACCATAACGTTCATTTTTAAGATCAATATTTTTATTATTTTTTGACATATTTTAATTCTATCAGTTTATTAAATTAGAATTACATTTATAAATACTTTATTGTTTAATATTTTTTTGGTATATTTGGTGTTATTAAATAATAATTAATAGTATATTTATATAAAAATAAAATCTATGAAAAGAGAATTAGAGAAAAATTTAAAAACTAATAATAAATCTGGTGTTAAAACTAGAAAATTATATATAAAAAAACATTACCCGGATGATTATCACAAAATAATTAATATTAGAGAAGTTGATAATTGGTATGAAAAATTGTATTGGTATATTAATGAATTTAATATGAAACCTATGTGTAAAAATAAAAATTGTAATAATAGAGTAAATTTTATTAGCTATTCGAGGGGTTATTATCAATATTGTTCAATAAAGTGTAGAAACACTGATAAAAATTTAATTGAAGAAAATAAAAAATTATTAATTAAAAAATATGGGGTTGATAATCCCATGAAAATTAGTGAGGTTAAAAAAAAATCGAAAAAAACTAAAAAGGAAAAATATAATAATGAAAATTTCATTAATATTGATAAAATAAAAAAAACAAAAAGAGAAAAATATGGGAATGAATATTATAATAATAGAAAAAAAGCAATTAAAACAAGTATAACAAATTTTGGGGAAAAAAATATTAATAATAGGGAAAAAGCAAAACAAACAATGCTTAATAAATATGGTGTTGATGTATACTCAAAATCCACATATTTCTCTAAAAAAGTTAATGAAACATATAATAATAAAACACCTGATGAAATTAGTAAAATTAACAATAAACGGAAACAAACAATACTTAATAAATATGGTGTTGAACATTTTTCACAATCTCAAGAATTTAAAAATAATATAATAAAAAAACGATTAAATGATTATACAAAAAAATTAAATATTAATTTAAATCAAATTGAATATGATTTAAATAAAAAAACATTTAAAATAAAAAATTTTTGTGATAATCATGATGAATTTGATATTAATTATTATGTATTAAAAAATAGATTAATGTATGGTATAAAAGATATTTGTACTATATGTAATCCTGTTTCATCAAACAATTCAATATCCGAAAAAGAAATATTGAATTTTATTACAAATGAACTTCAATATGAGGGTAATAAAATAAAAATTAATAATAAAGAAATTGATATTTTTATCACTAATAATAATGTGGGTATTGAATATAATGGTTTATATTGGCATTCTACTATTAATGTTAATAAAAATTATCATTTAAATAAAACAGAGCTATGTGAAAAAAATAATATTCAATTATTACATATTTTTGAAAATGAATGGAAAAATAAAAAGAAAATTGTTAAATCAATAATAAAAAGTAAGTTAAATATAATTGAAAATAAAATCTATGCAAGAAAATGTACAATAATTAATATTAATCCCCAAACAAGTAAAAAATTTTTAAATGAAAATCATATTCAGGGTAATGTTAACTCTAAAATTAAACTTGGATTAATCTATAATAATGAATTAGTTTCCATTATGACATTCGGGAATTTAAGAAAATCATTAGGATCAAAAAATGTTAACGATGGATACGAAATGCTTAGATTTTGTAATAAATTAAATACACAAGTTATTGGTGGTGCTAGTAAATTATTAAAACATTTTATAAAAACATATGAACCTAAATTTATAATATCTTATGCAGATAGAAGATATTCAAATGGGGAATTATATAGAAAATTGGGTTTTGATTTTGTTAAATATACAAAACCCAACTATTGGTATTTTAAACCACATGAATATATTTTACATCATCGATTTAAATTTAGAAAAGATGTTCTAATTAAAGAAGGATTTGATTCTCAAAAAACAGAACATCAAATCATGAGCGAGAGGGGGTATTATAGAATATATGATTCTGGTAATATGAAGTTTATCCTTAAATTGCAATTATAGGGAACATAGGTGGTTGATACCTACGTTCATTATTTACATTTTCAGCAATTTTCGCTCTTTCTTCAGTTAAATTAGCTTGTGATATTTTATCTAATAAATCGGTAATATCCTTTTCTGTTGCTTCTTTTAAATCTTTCCCCTCATCAAGTAAATGACGATAATCCATTGATAATTGTTTTTCAGTAACACCTAATTCACCAGAATAAAAACCACGAATTCCACCAATTACCATTTTCACTTTAGCAATAAGAAGATCACGAATTTGTCTACGTGCTGATTCATTCATTTTCTCCCATTTTAATACATTTACAGGTGGATCAGAAGGTAATTTAACAGTATCATCATTTTCTTCTAAACATTTATCTCTACCTACATTGTTTGTATCATAATACCAATACCAAACTTTTCTACCAGCATAATGCTTACCCCAACGATTATTTATTTCTTGTCTGCTTCCCGGTACAGGGTATAAATGTAATAATTTACGACCATCACCAAGACCAGTAATTCTATATGTTAATAATGATTGTAAGACTCTTTGTTTCATTCTACGATCTTGTGCTGTTAATAGTGTTGAAAATGTTGGTTGAACGTACATAGCAGGACGACCTAAATATGACCAACCATGCATACCGGGACTCCATGCATTTAATGAAAATGGATCAACTAAACCCTGATCAATTTCAGGTGGTGTTTCCCATAAAACTTCATTTACTTCTCTGTTTGCAGGAATAATATAGTGTTGAGTATTAGCAGATGTGATAATATAATCACGTTTCAATTCCCAATTATTTTTTGCAGGAGCATTTGTACCATACCCAATTTGTTTTGAATATGCATATGTAAATGATTCCATATAATTGGTTGATTTAGTTGTAAATGCCGATAAAAAATCAGAATTTTCTTTACTTAAACCTTCAACACTAACCCATTGTTGATGTATTAACCAATTATTCAATAATGATGAATAATCTTCAATTACCATTTCCAGATATGACATCATCATGTCATCCTTAATTTCAAAAGGTCTTAAAGGGTAACCTAATTCATGTTTTACTTTTGTAAATAATTTATTTTTCTCAACTGTTGTAATTAACGTCATAATATATTATATTTGTCTTTATTTATTATAAATACTTTATTATGTTGAAATTTGAATATGAAATTAAATTAAATGATGAAGGAAGACCATATATAAATATTCCTGAATCATATGAAGACAAACCAGAAGATAAATTTATGGCATTAGAATTATCTCGATATGTTATAAATAATCTTATTGAATTAAGAAAAAATGATTTACCAGAAAATCAAATAAAAGCATTAGAATCAACATTTGAAACTCTTGAAGTTATTTCAGATGAATTAGCTATTTTATTAAAACAACAAATGGAAGTGATGGGTGAAGCTGAAATAACAATACATAGAAATTACCATATAACTGTTGATACAATAAAAGATCGTGATAAGTTAAACTACGAGGGAATTATTCATAAAGGAAAAATTTTTAAAAGAATAGTTGGTCTTAAAGTATTAGTACTTGAAGATATGAATGTTTATGAATTAGTTGATGGTATTGATAACGAAAATTGGCAAAAAAAATAATAATATGATACACAATGTAGAAGTAACACTAACAGTTAATTTTATCAATCTTTCACAAGAAAAATATATTGAATTAATAAATGGATTTGTACAACAAATTGTAGAAAAAGAAAAAACATCATTTAATGATCTTATTAAAACACTATCATTAGATGGAAGAAAATATTTAACAACATCAATTGAATATCCTGAAATGGATCATAGTAATGATAGTAAATTAATTCCCAAAGAAACAAAAATTGAAATAAAAGGATAAATATGAATTTAAAACCTACAACTGAACAAGAAAAAATTTTTAAATTTATAAAAAAAAGACCTGAGAATATTCTTATTGAAGCATATGCAGGAGCAGGAAAATGTTTAGGTATAAACACACCAATATTAATGTATGATGGTACAATAAAAAAAGTACAAAATATAAAAATTGGTGATTTGATTATGGGTGATGATTCAATGCCAAGAAAGGTATTAAATACAAATATTGGTAATGGTAAGTTATATAAAGTAATTCCAGTTAAGGGTGATTCTTGGATTTGTAATGATGTACACATATTAACTCATCATCATGAACAAAAGAAAAAATTATTAGATATACCATTAAATAAAATAAATTATCCTAAATATAGAAATGGTAATTATAGGTATGCAAGACTTCAAAGAAAAGAGGTTTCTTTTCCTAAAAAAGATGTAATTATTGACCCCTATTTATTAGGTCTTTGGTTAGGTGATGGTACAAAATTTAATGGAAGTCCTAGAATATCGGTTAATATTAATGAAAAACCTATTTTAAATTATTTAAAAAATGTTAAATATGATAATATTACACCTAAATTCAACGAATATCAAAAAAATTTGATAACTGTATCATTAACAACCCCTAATTTTAATGGTCGTAAGGTTAATAATATAATAAGAGATGAATTTAAGAAATGTTTTAATAATAATAGTGATTTAATCATACCTAATGAATATAAAATTAATTCATATAATAATAGATTAAAATTATTTGCAGGTATAATTGATTCAGATGGATATCAATACCATAAATATTATGAGATTGCTACAAAATATAAATCATTTGCTGATGATATTCTTTTTCTTGCAAGAAGTTTAGGATTTTCAGCATATAAAAAGGGAATTACTAAAAAAATTAAATCATTAAAATTTTCTGGTAAATATTGGCATATTACGATTAGTGGATCGTTTGAGAATGTTCCAGTTTTATTATCAAGAAAAAAATGTAAACCAAGAAAACAAAAAAAATCAGTATTAAGAACTGGTTTCAAAGTTGAATATATTGGTACTGGTAATTATTATGGTTTTACATTAGATGGTAATGGTAGATTTTTATTAGGTGATTTTACCATAACACATAATACCACGACTGTAGTAGAAGCGGTTAAATTAATTCCTAAAGATAAAAATATTATGTTTATGGCATTTAATAAACATATTCAGGAAGAATTAAAAACTAAATTACCAGAATATGTTAGATGTTATACATCACATGGTCTTGGTATGTCAGCAATCAAAAGAAAATATGGTGATAAAATTCAATTTGATGAATTTAAAGCAGATAAACATATTCAAAAAAAAGCAAAAAAATGGAATTTAGACTTAGAATTAAAATCCAAAGAAGAAAAATATAGATATTTTCAAGATATAAAAAAAATGGTTAATTTGTGTAGATTATCGCTAACAACTGATAAAAAATATATACCATTCATTGCTGAAAGATATGAAGTTACATTAACAAAAGACCAAGATATTAAAAGAATTTTAAAAATCCTTGATTCAATGACTCAAGATAGGAAAACTTTTGATTATACTGATATGATATATCTTCCTGCAGTGGATAATTCATTATGGTTATTTCCACAAAATTATGTTTTTGTAGATGAAATACAAGATTTAAATAGGTGTCAAATTAGATTGATTGAAAAAATGCTTAGAAGAGATAAAAATACTAAAAAATATAAAGGTAGATTAATTGGAGTTGGAGATTTTTTTCAAACAATTTATGGATTTTCGGGTGCGGATGAAAGATCATTTAATTGGTTCAAAAATTTTCAAAATACCAAAATATTACCACTTTCATATTCTTTTAGATGTTCAAAAAAAGTAATTGAACATGCTCAAAATATTGTACCAAATATTAAAGCATTACCAGAAGCACCAGAAGGTATTGTTAGAGATGGTGATGTACTTAATGAAGCTAAAAATGGTGATTTTATTCTTTGTAGAACAACAGCACCATTAATTAAACTATTTTTTGAATTATTATCACAACAAAAAAAAGCCATTATTAAAGGAAGTGATATTGGCATTAAATTAATAGAATTAACAAAAAATTTTGAAACAATTTCTCAATTAATTAATTATTGGGAAGATGAACTTGAAAAATTTAAAAAAGAATTATACAATAATGGTATTCTTAACCCTCAAGAACACACAGGATATGTAGCACTACAAGATAAAGTTAATACATTATTATTTTTATCAAGAGTTTCTGATACTATTGAAAGTCTCAAACATAATATTAAAACAATATTTACTGATAAATTAACTGGAATTGTACTAAGTACAATTCATAAGGCAAAGGGATTAGAAGCAAATCGTGTTTTTATTATAAGACCAGATTTAATTCCATTTCCAAATTCTAAAAAATGGCAATATAAACAAGAAAAAAATCTTGAATATGTTGCAATTACAAGAGCAAAAACTGATTTAATATATGATCATAATTGGAATGATGAAGAACAATAATATTTAAAATATGGAAAATACAATAGCTGAAATAGCAAATATTAAAATTAAAGATAATGAAAATAATAAGAAAATTGTTGTTAAATTTGATCTTATTAATGAAAAATTAATATTTGAAGGTCATTGTAAATTTAAAATTAATAATTTAAATAATTGGAGATTATTAACTACAATGTATTATAAAATGAATGAAAAAACTGATAACATTAATTTTGAAAAAATAACAAAAGATTTATATGATACAATGATACGAAAAATTGAATTACTTGATATAATTAAAGCATTTATGCATGAAGTTACAGAAATTGAAATAAATAATAATTAATATTTTAACTATTTTTATCAGCTAAGTCATCATCATTATTATTATTATCTATTGATGACTGTTCAGGTTCTGTCAAAGAACCAAAAGAACCATTACTATTTTCAATTTTTCTAACAGATTCATTTAAATCCCTAAATCTATTATTAACTGCATTTATTGCTTGAGTATTTAATTGAATTGCATTTTTTACTTCTTCAAATTCATTATTAATATATTCTTTTTGTTCAATATATAATTCTTTTTGATGTTTTGCTGTTTGATTTATACTTGGTTGAATAACTAATTTATAAAAACCAAAAAATATACCTAAAATCGTAAATATAGTTGTTATAAAACCCCTTAATGTGAATTGTATTATTGTATTTCCGCCAAGTATTTTATTATTTTTTTGATTAATGTTATTTGACATAATTTATATTCAATTTTTATTAATTTCTCTATTTTCATAAATGGCTTTATCCCATTTTATATAAAAATTTATTTTTTTTGTTGATTTTGTTTCATATTTATATATTAATGTTGGTGTTGTTTTAACAGCAATTAAGAAACCTTCTGGAAATTTTTCTTTTGTTATTTCAATGCCATTAATATAAACTCTACCACCATATATCCAAGTATTTGTTTTTTCACCATTATAAATTGAATTACTTTTTAAATATAATCTATATATATAGATAATATTATAATTATTAATTGTATCATATTTTCTTTTTTTTATAAAATGTTTTTTTAATTCAATTTCATTAAATGTTAATTTTTTTGTTTTTTGTTCAATAGTAATAAAAGCTGATACAGAAATTTTATTATTGTCAACATCTATTGACCATTCACCAAAGTCTTTAAATATAAAACCGTGAATATCACCATTTTGTGAAAAAACAAAGATGAATGAAATGATGAATAATATCATCAATATAATTTTTTTCATGGTATATTAAATTACATTAATAAATACTTATTTTAGATAATAAGAATGGAAATTATTTTAAAAATATTGAAAATTTTTTATTATTATTTATTATAGAACCATTGAAAATTATTAACGATCTTATTATTTTTACACCATCTTGAAACTGTGGATTGATTAACATTTTCGTTAGTTGATGCATGTTTAGTTGAATTGAAAACCTCAATTTTATTTGTTGTAATGTTTTTTTTATAAACTTTCTTACAAATTGCCTTTTTTTGTTGTTCTGATAATCCTTTTTCTTTTTTTGTTTTGCTTATTTTTTCTTTAGTCTCATCACTTCTTTTTTTACCTGACCAATATTTAGGTGACTTTTTACTCAATTCTTCTCTCTCATCTTTAGTTTTTTTCTTCCCATATTTTTTTGCATCTTCGGTTCCAGCTTTTGCAATTCTTTTATTAACCCATTCTTGAGTTTGCTTTTTACCTAAATGTGCTTTTGACATTTTGTTTAGTGTTTCACTATTTGGAATTGCATTTCTACCACCTAAATGTAAATTATAACCATATTTTTTATTGTGTGAATTATATTTTTTTATGTAATAAATTTCTTTATCATTTAATCCATTGATTGATGTTGCGGTATCAATTATTGAAAATTCAAAATTATCCCACCCATATTTGTTGAATGCATTGCCTAAATATTTATTATTGAATTTGTTGTATTTACATGCAGCTTTATATTCATATATTCTTTTATTAATGTTTCTATATGTTTGTCCAATATAAATTTTACTATTTATCTTATTTTTTATCATGTAAATAAAACCATAAATAGGTGTACCGTTTTTATTTAAAAGAAGTTCATATTTAATTTTACCACAATCCCAAAACTTATGTAGATTTTCAATAATTTCATTTTTTTTATCTTCATTAATTTTAGGATTTTTTCTAAACTTATTACCATAGGTTAATTTATGATATAAATTATCACCATTAATAAAAAAATATTTAAAATCTAGTGATAAATTTTTAGATACTTTAAAATTATTATTTAAATAAATGTTATTATATTTATTAACAACATTTAAATCTGCAAATGATGTTATTCTATTAGGTTTATAATTAGTTATGAATTTTTTTAGTATTTTATTGAATATTCCAACAATAATAAGTCCAATTTTTATTGAAAATCTTGATAATTCATATTCGTTCTTCTTCATTCCTCCGTTAATACCTTTAGTGTTATCAAATGTCATGACTGAAACTAATTCATTGTTATGATATGCACCATAGTAAATTTGAGATTTATCAGTTCCTTGTATGTGATTTACATTTAAGAACGAATTTTTTTCTTTTGATTCAATTATTTTTATAATACAATCTCTTGCATTTATTCTTTTTTGATTTTTAAATTTTAATTTGTTTATTTTATCTTTAATTAATTGCTTATGATTTAATATGTTATAATAATTATATATAATACAATTATCGTATATTTTTAAATATTCATCTTTTATTTTTTTTAAATTACCTTTATCCAATGATATCATATCATTGATATTTAAAAAAAGTATTAGTGTTTTATTAACAACAATTTTTTTCATATACTCTATTAATTAAAATTAATGCTCTTTTCGATGGATATGGTGTTAAAAAGAATTTATTTTGAGATTTACTATAATCTAAATCAAAGTTAAATTGTTCTTTTGTTATATCAATGATACTACCATCTTTTTTATTTTTTAAAAACCAATGTGTAATATTATTAACTTTTAATATTGATGGTGTATATAATTTTCTAGTGTTTTCATCTAATAAATGATATAATGCTTCAGTAGCAATATAACAGTGATTGCTATATGAATTTTGTGAACTATTACTAATAAATTCCTTTTTTAATAACGAATTATCTAAAGAATTTAAAATATCATTAATTAATTTTTTCATGTTATGGGTTATATTTTAATATGCACAACAAATATAAAAAAAGAGTTGGATAATTCCAACTCTTTTTAAATAATTTTTGAAAAATATTATCTTAATTCTCCAATTCCAAATGTTTGTAAACCATCACAGTAAATTCTACCATAGTAACGATTCAATACCATTTTCTTAGCATAACGAGTCATGATACCACGAATCGGTGTGAAATCAAATGGATTATACATTACTGGAGTTAATTGCATGGGCACGTAGGGCGCATATATATAACCGGTTTCTAAGATACTAGTTCCCTTATGACCTATTAATACAGTATTTGCAGGTGCATATGGGTCACGATATACTTGATAACGACCTGAAAGTGAACCAATTTTTTCAATACCCATATTATATTTATCTTGTTCTGGAGCAGCAGTTGATACGTGGAAATATTCAAGATCATCAAATACAGCACTTACTTCAGGAGATACAACTACCCATGAAGCACCACCACGAAGAGTAGATTTATGGATTTGAGCAGAAATCTGATTAATCTTAGTAATTAATGTTTGATTCCAGTCTTTTTGTGTACCATAATAAGCGTTGCTTTGTTTACGAAGACCATTATAATCCCAACGAACAGTCCATGCAGCACCTCTACGAAGATCACGAAGAATTTCACGATCAATTTCAGCAGCCATTTGTTCTGAAAGAAGAGCAGTTAATTCTGCTTCAGCATCAATGTTGTGGAATGCACTAACATCTTGTGCTAATTCAGGAGTCCATTGTGCTCTCATTTTACGTGTCTCAACTGAAACTGTTACTTCATCTAATTGGAAAGTAACTTCAGCCATTCTTGAATCTTCCTCAAGATCGCTATATACTCTATATGAGTAATTAAAATCAGGTGTTGATGCTGCAGATAATGGTTGATAACCATCTTGTCCAGCATAAGTAAGATCAACATATAGTTCAAGAACACCGTCTTTATCAACAATTGCTTGACCATATTTTTGTACTCTTACATTAAATGGAAGAGCAGAACCAGCAGCTTTAGATTCACTATTATAATCACTAGGTGCGTCAAAATTAACATTTGAAGTGATATTTAATGATGAAAGGAATGTTTCAGTATCCATTGGAACACCAGCAGGACCGATTAATTGACCTTCATTAGTTATTGAAAATCCAGTAATTTGAATTCTCAATTGTTTATCACCACTAGAATATGATACTGGTTGATTAGTAACACCAGTTACAACTTCAACAGAACCTCTTGAACGATCAAATAATGAAGTTCCTTCTTGATCATATTCTGAAGCATAAAATGCATCATATAATGAACGATCTTCAAATTGCGTTCTAGCAGATGGTGCTTTTGTTGCAGAGTTTGAATAAGCACCGTCAGGAGAAGTATGTTCTCCAACAGTAGTATCAACTCTTTCACTAGCTTTTGGATTAATGTAATATAATTTACCTATAGGTAGGTTCAATGCCTGTACAGACACAATATCGTTTGCTAATAATTTAGCAAATACTCTTCGAATCACAGGGAATGCAACGGTTTCGAATTGACCACTTGATGCAGAATCAGTCGCTTCATTAATCATATATGAAAGCTGATTTTCCATCAATTGTGCTACGTTTTCTTTAACGTTTCCGTCAAGACCTTCTAATAAACCGATTTTTTCCCAACGATTTGAAGTAATTTCTCTTTGTTCACGAAGTTGTTTTAAACCAATATTACCAACTTCAGCACTTTCTGTTAAAAATCCCATTTTATTTGTTTTTTTTTTTATTTTATTATTTTTTTCTTATCATTTTTTTCGAGTTGCTCAATCATTTTTTTCATTTTGCCAATATGTTCATCATTTTCATATGCTGTTTTTTCTTCAACAAGTTTTTCTTTTGAAGATTTACCAACAGTTTTACTTACTTTATCTTCAATATTTTCAGAAATTGTTTTCTTTTCTTTTTTCATTTCAGAAAGAATTTTATCATATTTCTTTTTAGATTCACCAATTGTATTAACTTTTTTAAAATCGTTAATAACATTAATTTTATCTTCTTGAGTTAAAGCAAGTGATTCATTGACTAAAATATTGTTAACATGTGCTAAATTAGTATTAAACACAGCCATTTCTTTTAATTGAGTTCGATATTTTTCAAGTGCAGTTTTATAATTTTCAAGTAACTTATCTACAGTTTCTTTATATTTTTTAGATTCATTAATCTTCTTAGATAACTGCTTATTTTCTTTAAGTAATGATGAATATTTTTTATTAACAGATTCATTAGTTGGATTATTAAAACTACCATATCTTTTATGACGATGTTTAGCAGAATCTTCACCGGGTAAATGATCACCAGCAACATGTTTACTTGAACTATGTGCAATACCCATAGCTTCATCAACTTCACTATCATCATTTAATACATTTTCAATGTCATCATCAGTGATAGGTTCTTCTTCATCAATCATTTTTGTGGTTGGACCACCATTTTCTCTACCCTTGTAGTTTTGTTTTCCACCTTGTTGTTTTTGTTCAGACATTTCATCTTCTTCTGATGGAGAAACACCTAATTTTGCTAAAAAATCATTTAATGATTCTGAATTATGTACCAATTCTGGACTAATTATAGTATTCTTGGGAACTTCAGCACCACTTTTAACTTGATTATAAAAATCAATTAATTGTTTTTTTAACATCTCCATATTAGATTCATCAATCATTTTACCAGTTGGACCACCATTTTCTCTACCTTTGTAGTTTTGTTTACCACCTTGTTGTTTTTGTTCTTCCATCTGTTCAATACTATTCAACATTTCTTGAAGTTTATCTTTCATTGATGCAATTGGATTATCATTATCTTCAAGATTGTCTTTTAATTGTTCCATTTCAGAAATTTCATTTTCAATTTCTTCCATTGTTACAATTTCATCATTTGAATCAGCATTATCAATTGCATTTTCAGTATTATCAGTATCAAGATCAGTAATATCAAATTCTTCATTGATATTTTCATTATCTTTTTTTACTGCTTTTTTTGCGTTAGTTTTATTTGCAACAGTATCACCAGATGTTTTTTCTTTAAATGCTACACCATCACCATTTTTTTCTTTTTCCATGTTAGGTGTATCTTTTTCAACATCAGCCATAAAACTTTTTTCACGCTCTTCATTAGTAACCTTTTTGGTTTCTTTTTTCTTTTCTTTTTTCATTTTTGATTCTGTGTTTTTATCTTCAGATTCATCTAAATTATTAGATTCTTTATTTTCTACCTTTTTATATGGCTCTTTTTCTGAATTATTATTATTTTTATTATTTATTTCTTCTTTTAATAAATCATTAAATTTTTCAGGAAATTCTTTAGCTAATTTTTTAGCAGCATTATTTTCTGCAGCTTCTTGAATTTGTTTATAATCGGCTAAAGCATTTTCAATTATCGATTTTTTTTCCTCTTTTGCCATAGTTTAAATAATTTAACTTTATTATAAATACATTATTATTAAGAAAAAGTAACATTTTAATTAAAATCTATTATGATTTTCTTGATTTTTATATTATTTTTTATTAAATTTTAGGTTTTTTTATATTAAAAATTTATCTAATGTATTGATAATCTTACTACTCTCTTCTTTTAGATAAATACCGTCCTTTTTTATATAATTTTCACCAATTGCTTGTTCAACATTTTTAACACCCGGAAATAAATATGCACCGGGAGTACTTGGTGTTGCAACAAGATCAAAACCTATTAATTCAAAATCAGATTGTACAATATTTTGTCCGTTAACTTCTTCTAAGCTACCAACACCACGTGATGAAATACCTAATTTATATCCATTTTCTAAATAAAGCAGTATTTTATCACCAATTACTGAACAAATACCATATTTTATATAACCTCTTGTTACTAATAATTTTAATTGACCAAATAATATGTGTTCTTGGTTGCCTTTTCCCCACCACATTTTAGTAATCATATGTGATAAATTGTGAAGTGAAATAATACTACTATCAGGATGATCAGCCTCTGATCCAGCAGAATTATTATTCACATGTTTTTCATATTCATTTACTTGGGGCACTAATACTTCTTGAGGATAAATTCTCCCATTTTTATTCTCAACCCCCCATTTTTGTAATACACAATTTATTAGTAGAGGTTCATTTGGTTTAACTTCAAAATTTTCAGCTATAATATTTTTATTCATATCTGGACTAATATATCCAGCATCTTGTTCAATTAAAATACCAAATCCAGATTCACCTGCTTGTAAGATTTTTGCCATAATTATAATTATTTACTATAAATAGTATTTTTATTATTTTTATATATAAATAGTCTTGTATATTCAATTAGAATATATTAATTTTATATTTTTTAGTATTAACTATTTATTATAAATTTTATATACAATGGCAGGTAATGTAAATCTTATTGATCCTAATAATAGTAACATAAATAATAATATAACAAATGGTATCCCCCAATACCAAGATATGTATATATCTGTTGATTTAACTGCATATAAAAGGCAAAGAACAGTTCTTTCAACAAATATTAATACAGATATTACTAAAATAAACAAAGATGCATCACAAGAAGGTGAAACAATTAGTTTTCTTGGTCAAAATCAAGATCAAAATAATTCAGCACATTTTAATAAATTTACAACAAATTATTACGATCAAGAAAGTGATACTGAAAAAACATATGAAGGTTTTGGTATAAAAAGTATTGATGTTGTTGTAAATTCATCATATATACCCCAAATTGATATTGAATTTATTGATATTCGTGGACTTGCATTTTTTAATAGAAAGGATTCACCATATAGAATATTATTTGATTTCCCACCCCCAATTTTTTATTTATCATTTAAGGGTTATTATGGTAAAGGACTTACATATCAAATGCATTTAGTAAAATATAATACTGAATTTAAAGCAGAAACAGGTAATTATCACATAAAAGCACAATTTATTGCAATCACTTATGCACCATTAACAGACATATTATATAGATATATAATACAAGCACCACTTATGTTCCCAAGTGAACCAACATTATCATCTAAAAAAAATGAACCACCTAAAAACACTTTTGATTTAATTCTTAAATTAGAAAATTTATATTCTGAAATTCCCGATAAATTAAAATCCGATATTGATAGCATTAAATATGAAAATGCTCAAAAAAAATTAGAATCATTTAATGATGTTTTTGAAATATTATATGATTATAAAAATAGAGAAAACTTAAAAAAAAATAGTGGTGAACCAATTTTATTTACTAGAAATGAAGCACCTGATAGTCCAACAACAGGTAATATAAATAGAATTGAATCATTTGTAACATATAATGAATTTTTAGAAACATTTCAAACAGTTGATATACCAAATAATATACAAAAAAAATTATTTATTGGTTATTTTGTTGAAACAAATAATAATAATATTGATACAATTAACCAAAGAAATAATACACTTAAGAAAAATTTAAATAATTATAAAAAAAATTTAATAACATCAACAAAAAAAATAATGATAAATAGTGACATTTCTATTGGTGATATCAAAGATGCTGAAGAAATTTTATCAGAAACGGGTGCTATTAGTGATGCAGATTATTTTGTAAAATATATTGGTATTGATATAACTAGGTTTTATACTAAAATTTTTAAAAATAGGTTATTATTACAAGAAAGGAAAAGAAATACCATGAATGATTTGAATCAAAAAATTAATAATATGATTCAAAACAGACTTGGTATGTTGCCAACAATATATAATATATTTGAAATAATTTTAAATGATGTTGATACTTTTTTTAATAAATTAAGAAATACATCAAAAGATGCTGAAGAACATCATAATAAAAATTCTTTTAAAAAATTAATAGTTAATGATGGTACATATAAAGATATTAAAAAAAATAATAATGATAATCCTAAGATATATTCATTTCCACTGATAATTAAACAAGAAAAAGTATGTAACCAAACTAAAGAAGTAAGAACAGCACCAATTGATATAAGTGCAAGACTAGATCAACCATTTCCTGAATTAACATTAGTTCAAGAATTTATAGATTCATTTATTAAATATAATCGAATATATAAACAAGCAACATTAAAAGATGAAAGATCGGCAGAAGGTAATTATAAATGGATACCATTTACACCTGCTGATAGTACATTGGTTTCTACCAATATTAATAGTCCTTATTATGGTACTGATAGTTCTACTGGTGGTGATATTCAACAACCAATTAATTTATTAGAAACTAATAAACTAACACAAATATTTGAAATATTCTTAAAAAGATTTTATATTTTATCTCAAAATGCATTAGCATATTCATTTTATAATAATGGTAATAATATTTATGAAACTGATAATAGTAGTACTATTGAATATGTTAAATTATATGCAAAATCTGAAGCAATTAATTTAGTTAATTCAGTTACTAATGAACAGTATGCTAAATTACTAAAAGAGTTTAGTTTACAAAATAATAAAAGTAGTAAATTAAATAATCAATTAAATGGATTTTATACATATATAAATGAATACTTAACTGATTTATATTCTGAAGATAGTGAATTTTATACAATTAGTAATGGGTATGATATGTATCGAGATAAAGAAGATGAATTATATCGTGGATTTAAAATAATTAATTCTTATGATTTATCAGAAAGAATTAGTAATGATAGTAATGATGATTTTGATCAATTTATTGAAGAAAATGAAACAACTTTTTGGGATAAATTATTTAGAGGACAAAAAGAAACTCCAGAAGAAAATTTTGTTTTTTCAAAAGAAAATGTAATCTTTAGAAAAGATAGAGAATCAGAGGGTAATGATGTTTTAAAAACTAAATTTATAGCATCACCATTAATTTATCAAAGAAATTATTTAACTGATGGTGCAAATGAATTACTTCTTTATGATCTTGAAGAAATAAAAAAAGAATATATTTTTGGACAATATTATAATCCTTTAAAAATTAGAGATGGTAGCACATCCTTTAAATATTATCCGCTTATTAATAAATTAATAAAATATGGAAATAAATATTTTAAATCAATAAATTTAGAATTTACAAATAAAATAACAAATGTAGATAAAAATAGTACAAGTATTTTAGATGCATGGACTGGTGTTTTATCAACTAATGATAATATGATATATGATAGTATTATAAAATATGAAAATGGAAATGTAAAAAACCCAAAATTAACAGCATTAATATATTTATCAAATTTTGGATATACTTTAAGTACATTTAATTCTTATCCATATAATTTAAATGTTGACTTTTTTTCAATACCATCAATTGTTGAATTACCATATTTTGTACAACTATATATGGGTGCTTTAGTTGGTATAGAAAAGGGTGATGAATTTTATAATGAAATATATGATTTTTTTACTAGTGGTTCAGGAATATTTATTGAAAGTGGTGGAATGTTAATTTTTGCTGATATTCACGATATTAATAAATATTTAAGCAATGAAGATAAAGATATATTAAAACAAAGATATGAAACATGGTTTAATGATGATTTTAATAGTTTAGCAAGTAGCGTTGATAGTTTATATAGAAGAGTAAATGGTGATGAAAATAGTGATGGTTTAATTAAAGAAGAATGTCTTGATGATGAAGAAATTACTATTGGGGCAACAACTACTATATACGATTTGGTCGGTGTATTTTATAATAATATTACCAATGATACTGCTAATAATATACGTAAATGTAAACTTGAATATTATGAAGATTTATTAACAAATGATGCAGAATTTTCAGATATATTAGATAAATTAGTAAAAAGAGTTGGATTTGCAATATTTAATGAAATAACATTTAGATATATTAAAAATATTAACAATAAAACATATACATCATTAAATAAGCAAAATCAAGAATCAATTAAACAAAAATATAATAATATTTTTTTTAGTACATTTTTTAATGAAATATCAAAAAAAATTAATAAAAGATTAGAATATTTACAGGAACAAGTAGAAACATTTAAAAAATCAACAGGTGATGAAGATATTTTAACACAAACATATTATTCTTTTAAAAATTTAAATGATAAATGGCTTTCTGGTTTAAATAAATCAACAAATGGATATCCATTTAAAAATGAACGATCAAAAGGATTAATAAGTCAATTTGCTTTTGTTGATAGAGCAATGAATCCGATTGGTGATACAATTATTGATCCTAAAGCATTAATTGATGCTAAAAATAGTCCAGATACATCAGTATTTAGTGTTCTATCACAATTATTATCATTAAATGGATTTGAATTCTTCCCACTTCAAAATTTTTTAAAATTTACTGAAAATGAATGGGAAAAATCATTTGAAATTAACACAAGTGGTGTACAAAAAGAATATCCTGTTTTTGTTTGTATGTACATCGGTGGTGCAGCAAGTTATCCAAGCAATATTAATTTATTTAGTCCATTTGAAGATGATGGCATTGTTGATTTAGAAAACCCAAATACTAGAGATTTTTTAAATAGTGAATGTGAACCTGATCCTGATAGAGATCAACAAGTAGATGAATTAACAAATAATGGTGAATTTTTAAATGAAGTACGAGCATTTAGAGTAAGATATGGTGAACAAAATCAAAATATGTTTTTTGATTTTGGTATTGATAGTAAAGAATATCCCGAAACAAATGAATCAATACAAATATTATCAAGATTAGCTGGTGATAATAAAGAGCAAGCACCAGTACCTAAAGGACAAAATTTGTATAATATTTATGAAAATAGAGCATATAAAGCAACAGTGACAGGATTTGGTAATGCAATGATTCAACCAACACAATATTTTCAATTGGAAAATGTGCCACTTTTTAATGGTGCTTATGTCATATTAACGGTAGAACATAATATTACGCCAAATAAAATGACTACAAAATTTTCGGGCACAAAATTATTAAAATATCCAATGCCAAGAGTAAAAAATCCTGCATCAATAGTAGGATTTGATGGTGGTAGTACAACAAAAACAAATGCAAATGCAGCATCTATAGATGAAGTTTTATTGGGTGTTGGAACTGCTGATAATCCAAATCAAGCAAAATATAATTCAATGTATACATTCAAATTTTAATAAAAAATGGCAAAAATAACAAAAATAACAGATCAAGGAAAAAAATTTATTGATAAAGTTATTGATGATGGCGGTAATTCATTATTAAAAGGTAATAATGGAATATTACCTTTTAGTGATGATGGAAATGGAGAATCAATTGATACTGAATGGACAGTAAATAGTAAATTTAATGGTAATGAATTAACAACAAGTAATCTTAAAGATGCATTAATTAAATGGTTTGAAGATGCGGGTGAAGATTATGGTTTAGACCCAAATGTATTAGCAGCACAATGTTATGTTGAATCAGGTTTTAAACTTTGGTGGTATGATAAAAAAACAACAAAATCTGGTATTAATGGTTTTACAATGTCTATGATTTATAGTGTTATTGTTGATAATTTTAGTAATGTAGAACCAAAAATGTTTGATATGGAAAAAGCATCAATAATAAATAATTTAAAATTTCCATTATCATCAACATCATATCAGCCAACATCAGGAAATAAGAATACTAAAAATGTTGCTCGATTAAACAGATCAATATTACATCAAAATATTATTAATAATCCAGATGTGATGATTAAAGCGCAAGCTAGATACATGCGATATCTTTCAAATAATTCTGCAAAATTAGTTAGTACTAGTTTATTTTGTTATAATCGTGGAACCAATTTTTTAGCTAATACTTATTCAAGAGCAATTGAAAAAAGTAAAAAAAATGATACCCAACAAGAATTAACCGAAGGATTAAATTATGTTTTAAAAGTATTCGGTGTTTTAGGTGATACTATTAATCTAATAAAAGCATCATTTAATAAAAAATATAAACCAAAATATTATAGTTTTGGATATAATAATTTATTTATTACTAATAATGAAAGTGATTTAAATAATTATCCAAATGATAATTTTAATCCATATAAAGCAAATGTTGTAGAATCAGAACAATATGGTTTTAGTGTTGAAGATTTAGAAAAATTATCTATAGTTACTGATGATAGATATAAATTTATTTATTTCCCAGAAGATCAATATGTTAAAACACAAAAGCAAAAAACACAAATTGTATTACATCATACTGTTAGTGGGGGTAATGAAGGTGTTGGTGGTGATGTTAAATGGTGGAGAGATAAAGGTGAAAGAATAGCAACAGCATTCATTATTTCAAGAACAGGTAATATTTTCCAATTATTTAATACAAATTATTGGGCAAGTCATTTAGGTATAACGGCTGATTTTATTAATAAACAAGGAACAACTAAAAGTAATGTGTTTTTAGATCAGAGAAGTATTGGTATTGAAATAGATTCATGGGGTGGATTAATTCAAGGTCCTAATGGTGGTTGGTATCCAACTACTATGGATAGAGATGGTGATAAACAAACAGCAGAACCAAAAGATAATGAAAATCCAATACAGAATGTTCAATTATATCCTAAAGGATTTAGAGGTTTTAAAGCATTTGAAAAATATACTAATGCGCAAATTAATGCTGTTAGAGAATTAATTTTATCATTAAAAAATAAATTTAATGATATTGATTTAACATATAAAACAGATATGTGGGATATTGATTATGATGATAATGGATTATCAATACCATCAAAAATTAATGGTGCATGGGGTGTTTCAAAAAATGCATTAAATGGTATATCTGGTATTTGGACACATGTTAGTTATAGAAATGATAAATCCGATTGTCATCCACAACCGGAATTAATTCAAATGTTAAGAAATTTATCTAAATAAATGTTATTCTAGTCCCTTTTTTAATTCAAAAAGTTTAATAATATCATTATCAATTTTTTCTGGATTATAATCCATTTCATTTATTTTTTTTAATGATTTACTAATTTTATCATTTTTATTTTCTTTTAATAATGATTCTAATATTTCTATATTATCTTTTTTATATTCCTCAAAAAGTTCTTTTTTTTCATCATTATTTGAATTAATAAGTTTCTTAAACAATGACATTTCATTAAGTGTCATATTTTTATATTTCTCATTAAATTTATTTATCGCAATTTCAATAACTTCTTCATTAACATTATTTAAATTATTTTTATTATCAATTTTTTTTGGTTTTTTTATATGATTTAAAACAATATTAAATGATTCATGTATTATATCAACATCAGTTTTTTCATTTGGTTTTAATGATTCTTCAATAAGTGTGTTAATAGCATCATATAATTTAATTTTTTCATTCTCAATAATATTGTTATTTTCATTAATAAAATTTTTTAATTTTTCATGTTCTTTTTGAAATTCATTTAATGTATATATTTCAAATAATTTAATATTATCATCAATATAACGAATTGCTAAAGTATCATCATTAATTTCTTTATTTTCAATATTATTGAAAATTTTAAATTCTAATTGAAGAATAGGTGATTCTTTTATTATATTTAATAAGTTATTTGTTGTATTTGAAATTTTATTTTTTTCAAATTTAGTTTCAGATAAAAAGTTTTTCCTTAACATTTCTGAAACCATATAATTAACAACACCAATATTAATATTTTTCATATAATGTATGTGATTTAATATAAATACTATAAAAAATTAGAAATTATCTTCTATCCTTAATTTTATTCAGTATCTTCAATATCGATTTTTAAATTAATATCATCAAGTTTTTCAAGATCAATATTATCAATATTTACAGAATCATTTTCATTAAGTTTTTCCGATTCTTCTAACATTGAATCAATTTCATTTACCATTTCATTTGCTTTTTTATTTAAACCATCATTTTTTCCTATATTTTCTTTAATTAATTTCTTTTCATTTTTATTTTTTTGATATTCTTTATTATCACCATATACTATATTTTCAATATGTTTATTATATTCATCATTACTCATAATTTTTTTACTGTTTACACCTTCAGCTTCGATTGGTGGTAAATCAGTTGGTGATTGAAATGGTACTTCCCCTTCACCACCTTCAGGAGTTTCACCTCCTTCTGCAGCACCACCTTCTGGTGGAATTCCACCACCTTCACCTTCTTCATTACCAGTACTACCAGTTGCTGCACCAGCTAATTCAGGTTCACCATATTTTTTATCAATATCAGAATATATGCCAGATTGTTTAATAACAACTGGTGCATCAGCAAGTTCTTGTTGAACAACTTTTTCCATTTTTTGTTGTTTAAGATCATTAACAATTTCACGATCACTCATATTGAAAACAATACGTTTTGCTTTTGTATGTGACATAGCAGCGATACCATTTTCACCACGTGTAAGTTCAGTATACACTTGTGATTTTTCTCTAAACAATTCTGCTTTAAGCATTTCTTGTTGTGTAGATGGATTGGTTAATGTTAAAGTAAAATTACCAATATCTTCTTTATCATAACCCAATAAATATAAATGGATCATTGCCATTTTATTCAATTCTTGAATCATTGATTGTTGAATTCTATTAATCTTTTTAGCAAATCTTATATCATATTGAGCCATATTTTTACCACCACCAGCAGCATCTTGAAATGATAAAAACGGTTTTGGTATACCAAGACCAGTAAATAAATTATCACGTAAATATTCAATATCTTGTATTTGATCAAGATTAGAATTATTTGTAAAAATTCCAGAATTTAATGCGAAATTATGAAAATTATGTAAATTTTCTTGACCATCAATAGTGATTGTACCTGTATCTTGTTTTTCTTCTAACCATTCGATTGAAACAATCTTATGATTATAATAGGGAATTTTTGATTTAAAATCTCTCCAATTAGAATAACCAAAATATTTTAACATTTTATCAATGTTATTTCTAGTAATAAGAGACATCTTTTTTAATTGTTTATTATTTTCATTAATTCGGTTAAATTCATTTAACCATTCAGAATTTTCGATATTGATTTTATTTTCTAAAATTAAATCAATCCTATTATATTCATCAATGTAACTTATTAATAAATCAAGTAATTTATTAGAGTATTTAATTGATTGCTTTTCTATCACAATTTCTCTTAAATTACTATTTTTCCATTGTTGTTTAGTAATTTTAGATTGTTTTATTCTATTTTCTTTTAATGATTTTGTTTTTGATATAGATTTTCCTCTTTCATTAAGAATTGATTCTCTATTTGGATTGTCATTAAAAGTTTCAATTGCTATATCTCTTGATTTTACTGAATTATTAATTGATTTTGATTGTTTTTTTATTACATTATTTCTAAAATTATCATCAATTTTTAATTTATTATGATATTTAGTTCTTGCAGCATTTAACACATTATTAATTTTTTTTCTAAATTTTTCATTTGTGTTATATTTTTCTTTAAATGCCAACCCACCAACTAGTGCTTGTTCATTATGTTTCTTTAAATACTCTTTTATTGTTAATCTTTCAATATTTTCTGGATTATTATTATATCTATTAAAATCTTTATGATGTCTAATTAAATTATTTATTGGTTTATCATTAATATAATCATTCACTATTCTATGAGTATAAACCCAATCATTAATAGAATGGTCATATATCATTTCATAATCATTTCCCTGACCCTTAATTTTTTTAAATTTTTTATTAAATGACCACATTGATTCACCAATTAATAAATCTTTTGCTTCTTTAATTCCATTATATTTTGTTGGAAATTTATGATCAGGGGTACAAGTAATAGTTTCACCATTATCTAAAGTTAATTTTAATACTTGTGCATTTTTTCTGGTAACCCCTGCCCATGTTATTTTACCCGGTACAATATTTCCAGATTGAGGATTTATTGAATATGACCATAATTGTTTTCCAGATTCATATTCATTTATAATATTATTAAGCGATAAACTTCTACCATCTAATAGATTAATTTTTGTATCAAGCGATAAACATGCCCCCGGAAGTGTATCAATACCTGTTTCAACATTAGCATTTCTAACAGGTATAAAATAATCTTCATCATTGCCTAATATATTAAATCTATAATCAATTTGACCATCATTTGGTGATACTTCCATTGATTTTTTAAATTTAGTTGCAACCTTATAGATGTAATCTTCAATATCTTCTTCATCAATATTACCAACATCAATTTTAAACACCTTTTTCTCACCAGCACGTATAATACGATATGTTAACATTGCATCTTCACCCATAACAAGTTGACGAAATACTCTACGAACTTTATTTAAGACAGATGAACCATATGGTAGATATTTATCATCACCCAATAATCTAAAATGTGCTACTTCAAATACATTAAATTCATCACCAGTCATTCTTTCTTTAAATTTAACTACTGGTTTACCCTTTTGTATTCTTTCAAACCTTTCTACTTCATAATTAACCATTTGTTTTACATGGGTAATTCCTTTTTTTCTTTCACCATATAATAATACAAAATTATCACCGTATTTGGCAACATTTCTTGTCCAAAATGGTAGATTAACATTAACATTTAGAATATCATAAAAAAATTCTTCTAATAAATATTTAATTCTATCTTTATTAGAATAAATATTTAACATTTTACCATTTGAACCAATAGTAGTTGCTTCTTCCATAAATAAATCTAATGCTGATGAAATTATTGGATAATATTCCATTCCTTCATAATCAATATAAGCTGGAAGTCTTGCTGCTTCATATTGCAATGCTTTTTGAAAACCTCTATCAGTTGTACGAAAATATTTATCTTGAATTTTCTTTCGTTGTTCAATTTCCAGTCCCTTTCTTTTAATATCTTCTGGAGAATTACCCTTTATAACAACTTTATTGTTATCTTGATTATGTTGAATTGGTGCAAAACCAAAACCATCTAAATTAAAAAATCTATTTAAATTTTGATATACTGTTCGTTTGTCTTTATTATTTGCCATTTTTATAAATTTTTATACTTTTTTATAAATACTTTTTTTTTATTAAAAAAACATATTAATAAATACAATTATTTATTATTTAATCCTTTAAATAGCCAATCATTTGCTATATACTTTTGTAAATCAGGATTTGATGATCTATTATTTTGAATTATTTTATCTGGTTTTTTTTCATTTTTTATTCTTTTTTTCATTTTATCACGATCATTAACATTTATCATTGCATCTAACATTTTTTTTGTGTTACCTTTACTTTGCCTAAACTTAGCCATATCAAATCCTAAAACATATAAACCACATGCTAAACCAATAATTGAATCGTCATGAAATGATCTTTTATGGTCAGCTACACGATTACCCGGAACAGTAACAAATGTTTTTAATTCATTTAATAAACGAGTTGAGCGAATGATCACATCATTCATATGAATTGCTCGTTGCATTTCTAATAACACTGAAGCACGATTATCACCAATAAAGAAACCGGGAACTAAATCAACGGTAATTGAATTACCATCAGGTAATATTTTTTGACCCTTTTTAATATAACCAAATAACATATCTCTAGTTGGTTTATGTTTAACTTCAGTATAGTATATACTATCTTCTGGATACCCATATTCAAATAATTTTTCAACTGTTTGTATACCATATCCACCAGTAACATCAACAATTGCAAGTGCATCACCATATCTTTTACCAAATTGATATGCAACTTCAGCAAGCATTTGTGGTGTTATTTTACTATAATATTCAGCAACTTGCTCAGTTTTTTGTTTTTTTATTTTTTTCTTTTTTGAAACACCGTTTTTTTCAATGATCTTTTCTTCAACATATTCATTAACTTTTAAAATATTAATTGTCGAATGATCATCTCCATGTCCCGGTGATGCATCAATTGCCATAATATAATCTTCACCATCAATATAATCTTCCCAAATCCAAAAATTATGATCACTATATTCTTGTCTGATTGGTACATTAACATCCTCTTCTTCAATTCTTTTTAAATATTTTTCAGCAATGAAATTATCACCAGAACCAAGAAATGAACATAAAATTTCTTGTGCAATTTTACGCATATTACCATTAGCTGCTCTAATTTCATCCTCAAACCAAGGTGATGTTGCTTCCCATCCATCATCCATTAATTTAATTCTATGTTCTTTAGACCAGTTTTCATCTTTCATTCTGATCTCATTGTCTTTACCTTTATTTTTAACCCATTCAAGACCTTCATTATATCTTGGATCATTAAACCACCATAATTCAACAGCTTTAAACGGGTGGTTTTTATCATTTCTAGCACTATTAAAAGTCTTGTAAAACACTGGATCTAAGCCATTTGGAGTTTGGTGGGTAATTATACCATTATATATTAATGATTGATGATGTTCATTCCATTCCTTTTCATTATCATTTGACATTGAAAAATCATATGTCCAATTT